TTCATGCTTGGATGGGAGAGATGTGATAAATGCGGGAAGGAGAAATATACTGGAAAGAACATTCAATTCACCGAGATAAAGTTTCCTACAATCATACTTAAATAACTATGCCTGAAGAAGAACCAACATTAAGCGAAGAGAAACTACTGTCTATTGAAAAACAGGTGGAGGATATAGCTTTAAAACATAAAGAAATGTTTGAGCTAATAGATCAGATCAGAGAATTAATTAAACAACTTAATAAATAATACATGAAAATTGCATTAGAAGGAGCAATGAGCACAGGTAAAACTACTATAGGAGAACTTGTGGCAAAAAAATTAGGAGTGACTTTTATTGAAGAAGCTGCTCGAAAAGCTTTAAAGGCTGGTTTTGAATTAGATAAAGGAGCCACATTTGAAAGTCAAATATGGATGCTTGCTTACCAGTATGTTGGAGAGTTTAAGTGTTCTGAGGGTTTTATAGCTGATAGAGGAATTATGAGTATTGCAGTATATACAGCTTTAAATGATACTATAAAAAAATCATCTAAAGAGAATATTATAAATTTAATTAAGAATGAGTTAGTAGGAAATAAACAGTATGACAAAATAATTTATTTTCCTCCAAATGTTTTAAAATTAGAAGATGATGGTGTTAGATGCGTAGATGAATCTTTTCAAAAAGCATTGCATGAAACTTATTTAAAACTCTTTTCAGATTGGGGATTAGATTATTATGTTCTTAAATCTGTAGAGATAGAAGATAGGGTTGAAGAAATTTGTAAGCTTATTATTTAACTTTAAATATATGTTCGACAAAAAATTTGCAGTATTACTAACCACAATACACGCATGGATGATGGCTTTCTTTGCAGGAGCGGGTATCCTGTTTGCTATTTCAGAAGCGAGTAAGTTCTATGATTTTGCTATAGGACTTGGATTTTTTATTGGTGTTATATTAGTAGGATTCATTTACCTTTCAATTTGGTATTTGATAATCTTTCTAATTAGAAAATCAATTCTGAAATAGAACTCAGAAGCCCTATTCAAAAATGGGTAGGGCTTCTATAATAATTATACTATGGAACAAATTGTAAGTAAATTAATGGCAAATGTATTATCAGGAGAAGGTAATGCTGATAGGTGTTTAGCTATATTGGGATGGAGAGGCCCGTCTTTTGCTTTTGTTCTGAAAGAAGAGATATTATCAATGGGGCCTGATACTCAGCAAATGTTTGTAAATAAAATACATAGTCAGGAATTAATTGGATTAGAATCTTTTGGGAATTATATACAATGTTACCCATTTACTTGACTTTTATCTTCAATTTGGGTAAGATTGCCCCATAAGTAACCAAACAACAAATGAGCAATTCTAAGCAAAGGCAGAAAATCTCTATCCTACAAATCACATCGATGTTTCCCGATAACAAATCAGCCGAGGAATGGTTTATAAAAACTCGCTGGAATGATGAAATAAAATGTACAAGTTGTAATTCCTCAAGAATCTCAGAGCGTAAAACTAAAGCAAGATCATGGCGCTGTAAGGATTGTAGAAAGGATTTTAGTACAAAGACCGACACAATCATGCAGGGAAGCAATTTAGGCTTTAGGATTTGGGCAATCGCCATTTACCTTCTTACGACAAGTTTAAAAGGTGTTGCTAGTACAAAATTGGCAAGTGATTTAAATATAACTCAGAAATCTGCTTGGCATTTAGCAATGAGGATTCGAGAAACTTACAAGAGCAATGTAGGCAAGCTTTCAGGAACTATTGAAGTGGATGAGGCTTATTTTGGAGGTAAGGAGAGAAACAAACATGCTAATAAGAGGTTGAAAGCAGGTCGTGGGGCTGTTGGAAAGCAGGCAGTTATCGGAGCTAAGCAAAGAGGTGGGGAAATCGTAGCTCAAACACTCGATAAGACGACAAAGGCTGAATTACAGGGGTTTATAAACGAAACAGTAGAAACAGGCTCTAATGTAATGACAGACGACCACAGGGGATATTTAAACATGAACGGATACAATCACGATTCAGTTAGTCATAGCGTTGGTGAATATGTAAGAGATCAGGCACATACAAACGGTATAGAAAGTTTCTGGGCTTTATTGAAACGTGGTTACAATGGCACACACCATCATATGAGTAAAAAACATCTTGGTCAGTATGTAAGTGAATTTGCAGGGCGACACAATACTCGTTCTTTAGATACCATGTTTCAAATGTCCAGTATAATGTATAGTATGGTTGGGAAAAGACTAAAATATAACGACTTAATAGCATGAGTGAAAACACATTAAACGAAAGAAAGACTGAAAATCTTGTTCGTGATATGTTGAGGAAGCGTGGGTACTATGATGACAGCTCTATTGTTATTGAGGAGCAAAAATCAGATAATCCAAAGATTGATAAACTCTTAAAAAGTGCTTCGAAATCAGGTAGTGGTCGTGGATACCCAGAGTTCATAATATCATTCAAAAATGAGCCAAGAAACTTAATCGTGATTGAGTGTAAAGCCTCCACAAAAGACCATCAAAGTAAAGATAGGAAGCAGTATTCAAGGTGTGCCGTAGATGGTGTGTTGTTATACGCTAATTACTTAAAAGATAGTTTTAATGTTATAGCCATAGCAGTCAGCGGAGAAACCGAAAGAGAAGTGAAGATATCGCACTTTTTATGGCTTCAAGAAAAGCACACATATAAAGATATAAGCGATAAGACTATTCTTGACCCAGAATCTATTTTTTCAATTGTTGAAAAACAATCTAAACCACTTAAAGAGGAAGAATTGGTTAAAAAAGCCATTGAGTATAACAAAAACTTACATAGCTATTCTACACCAGAAGTTGAAAGATGCACTTTGATTAGCTCAATCTTAGTAGCATTACAGGATATTTCATTCACAAACACCTTCCATAATTATACTCACGATAAAGACGATGAAGATTACAACCCAAACATAGTACTACTAGATGAGTTGCTAGGAGCCTGTAAAAGAATTTTTAGAAAAAACAAGATTAGTGATGATAAAATGGAGATTATTTTAAGAGAATATGAAAAAATCAAATCAAACCATACCTTTAGAAGTAAAGTAATTACCAAGAATAAGAAAAAAGAACAAAACACTATTTTAAGAGATTTAATAGATGACATAAATACCAATATCATGCCATATATAAACAAGAATGTTTATGATGTTCTTGGTAAATTCTACACACAATTCATTAGATACGCTGGAAGTGATAGTAAAACAGGGTTGGTATTGACACCTACGCACGTAGCCGATTTTTTTTGTGATATAGCAGAGATTAAAGATAACGATATAGTTTTTGACCCTTGTTGTGGTACAGGTGGTTTTTTAGTATCTTCTATGAAGTATATGCTAGAAAAATCAGGCAATGACCTCAAAAGACAAAAGGAAATAAAATCAAATCAACTTATAGGAATTGAAAAAAGAGCAGATATGTTTGCACATGCCTGTTCAAATATGATGATGAGAGGAGACGGGAAAAGTAATATCTATTTTGGAGATTGCTTTGATGAAGACTTAAAAGAAGAAATCAAAAAGAAAAAACCAACAAAGGCACTTCTCAATCCTCCTTACGACGTAGGAGAAGCTGGACAACTTGAGTTTATAGAAAACTCTTTAGAGTGCATAGAAAAGAGTGGTATTTGTGTAGCTATATGCCAAATGTCAACAGTCGTTTCTTCAAAAAAAGATCCTATAATAGTAAGGGGGCGATTACTTGAAAAGCATACGCTAAAGGCTGTTTTCTCTATGCCTAATGAGCTTTTTCATCCCATTGGTGTTGTCACTTGTATTTTGGTGTTTGAGGCACACAATCCGCATCCAAAGAATAAAGAGACTTTTTTTGGATACTTCAAGAATGATGGTTTTGTAAAACAAAAGGACAAAGGGAGGGTGGATTGTGATGAAAAATGGAGTGGCATTAAAAAGGAGTGGTTAAGCGCTTATGTAAATAATAAAGAGATTGCTGGGTTGAGTGCTACTAGAAAGATAAAAGCAGAAGATGAGTGGTGTGCAGAAGCATATATGTCAACAGACTATAGTGATTTAACAAATGATAATTTTTCTAATGTTATTAGAGATTTCGTAGCGTTTAAAATATTAAGCAAGCAATCTACTAGTGGTAAAATTGGTTCTAAAGCTATAAATAAGTCTTATTCTCTTGGGGTAGAGAAGTGGGAATATTTTAATATTAACAATATCTTTCCTACTATAGAAGCTACCAAGGGGGGAACAACAGGTGAATTAACTCAGGGAGATGAAATACCATATATTGCTGCTAAGAAAAATATTAACGGGCTAGATATGATGTGTGCAAAAAAGAGTAATGAACAATTTATCTCTGAAGGTAATTGTATTGTTTTTATACAATTAGGTGCGGGAAGTGCAGGATATACAACATATCAAGAAAAAGATTTTATTGGGATGAGTGGGAAAACATCATGTGGCTATAATGATAAACTTAATAAGTATAATGGACTCTTTCTTGTTGCAATTCTTGATAAAGAAAGACCGAAGTTTTCTTTTGGAAGAAGTTGGACTGGGCATAGGCTAACTTCAACAAAAATCAAACTCCCTGTTAATCAAAAAGGAGAGCCTGATTGGAAGTTTATGGAAGAATACATAAAATCATTACCTTATTCTTCAAATCTATAGCCTATGAATAAAAATACTCACCAAAAACAAGCAGGTCGCCCGCCTCAAAACATAGTAGAGCCTATTAAAGATACCCCTGAGAATGTGGCAAGGGCAATTATGGCAGGCTCTAAAAAGCAAAATAAACTTATTCAGCAATCAAGTAGCTAGGCACTGGGTAACATTGTATATAATTCCCAATCTTTTAGTGTTTATATAAATAGTACTTTAGACCCTGAAATAAAGGTATTAGTTGAACAGCATTTATTGAAATTTTTATTACCCAATTTTTTTAAAACATTAAAAAATGAAACGAAAAGCAATTATAGTTGATATTGACGGTACTTTAGCAAATGTAGACCATAGGCTAAAATATTTAACTGCTCCTAAAGTAAGAGGATTAAAAAAAGCATTTCACGATAGGCTTCATTTAGACACTCCTAATGAATGGTGTAAAAAGATTATAGAGCTATTTATAGCTGAGGGAACTACAGTAATATTATTAACTTGCCGTCCTATTATATATAAAAGTCAAACTTTTGATTGGCTTAGAACTAATAATATTGAGTACGATATTCTGTATATGCGCCCCCTAGACGATAGTAGACCTGATTGTGTTATTAAAAAAGAACTTTATAATAATTGTATAAAGGAGTACTATGATGTCAGCTTTATTTTAGAGGATAGAAAAGCGGTAGTACAAATGTGGAGGAAATTAGGATTAGTGTGCTTACAATGTGAAAAAGGAGAATTTTAAATAATAAAATATAAAATTTATGTCTACAGAAAATAGCTATTCTACAACAGATTTTGGATTTTCCTGTTATCTATTAACTAACAACATTGATATTGTTGAAGTTATTTTAAAAGATAGAGATAGAGGTATTTGTGAATTTATTTTTTTAATATCTAAAGAGGATGAATTTTTTCAAGATATGGAAAATAAATGGTATAACTCAAATGACACAAAAGCCATTAAAGACATTTTAAGGGCTAGTAGAATTTTAAAAGGCAAATTAAAAATATGTTTGCTTCAAAATAACGCCCCAAGAAAAATATAAATACTTGATAATTTTTAAAAAATGTTCTATAATATCAAGAGTATTATAACTAAGAACTATGCCCGCAAAGGGTTCTAAACTTTCAGAAGAGCAAAAGGAGCATTTAAGACTAATTAATACTGGTAAAAAACACTCTGAAAAAACTAAGAAAAAAATGAGTAGTGCTCATAAAGGAGTAAACATTTGGTCGAAAGGTAGAAAATGGACAGACGAGCAAAAGAAAAGTTTAAAAGGAAGAAAAGTTTGGAACACTGGTAAGAAGTGTCCTAGTTTAGCAGCTAAAATATCTGGGGATAAATGTCATTTTTGGAAAGGAGGCATAACGCCTGGGAGACTAAAAATTAGAAATAGTGCAGAGTTTAAAGAATGGAGAAGAAAAGTATTTAAAAGAGATAATTACACTTGCCAGGAGTGTACTGATAAACGAGGAGGAAATTTAGAAGCCCACCATATAAAACCATTTTCTAAATACCCAAAATTAAGATTTGAAGTAACCAATGGACAAACTTTATGTAAAGAATGCCATAAAAAAACAGATAGTTATGGTGGTCTCTCTAATAAAAAAATATAATATAAATATAACAATATGCAACCAAAACACATATCACCATCTCAGATTGGCACTTTCTTGACCTGTCCTCTTCAGTACAAATATTCTTATTTAGATGGTTTACCAAAACCACCTCCAAACATCTATATGATATATGGCTCTGCTTTTCATGCGGCTTTAGAGTTTAACTACCAGCAAAAAATAAAGAGTAGAAAAGATTTACCATCTTCAGAAGTTATATCAAAATTTGATGAAGTTTTTGAGAGAGAATTAAAAAAGCATAATATTTTTAATAATAAAATTAGGAATGACATGTTTATATCAGCTAGAAACTCTATTGTTTGGTATATGACTAATGAGTCTTATAAAATTCAACCTAAGTTAGTTGAAGAAGTATTTGAAATAAAATTAACAAATTTTCCTATTACTATAAAAGGTATTATGGATTTGGTTACTGAAGACGATATTATAGTTGATTATAAAACTGCGGGCTTAAATTGGAGGAGTCAGTATAAAAATTTATCTAATAATGTTCAGCTCATAATGTATGCAGTTGCTTTTAGAAAGCTATTTGATAGAAAAGAGAAAGGAATTGAATTTAATATTTTCCCTAGAAATGACGAAGTAATGTATAGAAGGGGAACAATGTTTGACGAAGAAACAATTTTAAGATGGTTAAATAATGCTACGAATATAGACAAGATAATAAAATTGGGGGTCTTTATTCCGAACTATAATAGCTGTAGTCAGTGTTTTTATAAGAATACCTGTCCTAAGCAAGTGATAGTAGACCAAAAAACTTGAAAAAGTTAAAAGAGTATGATATATTGGAGGCAACATGAAAATAAAGCTAAAAGAACTGATTAAAAAAATAGGTTGGAAAAAAACCTGTAAAGTAATGGATTTTACAGGCGTTAGAGATAAAGATAACCTAGTGGACTATGATGTGATTTTAACTACAGAAGAAGCTGAAAAATATAATTTATTAATTTAACCCAACAAAACATGGGAAAAGCTTTAGAAGTTACAGAGTTTGAAGCTGATGTGGCGGAGTACAAGTCTATGGAGACTAAAGTTACTCAGGATTTTTTAGGTGGAGTGATGAAGTTAGGAGAGATTTTAAAACGTCAACGTGCTAAATACAAACCACAAAAACAGTGGACAGAGTATTTAGAAAAAGTAGGGAGAACAATGACAGCGGCTAATCAAAATATTCGTATTTATGAATATGCTGAAGATAATTTGAAAACTCTTATGGAGTCAAATCTTACAGGATGGGAAAAGTTAAACACTTTCTTATCTTTACCAGAACCTTTAAGAGAAAAACTTGCTGAAGAGATTAAAGGGCAAGAATTAACTGCTGAAGAATTTAGAGAGAAAGTTGTTGATCTTAAAGGAGATGAAGCAGATGTAGTAGTTACTGATGAAATGGTTGATAATTTTCCTATAGAAGAGGGTTTTGCTGATATGATAGAACAATCAACTTTAGCTGATTTACATTTTATGGCTAAAAAATTAGTAGAAGAATTTAATAAAATTGGAAAAAGTTTCTCTACTGAGTGTGTAGTTATTGCTGAAGGATTTTTAGGGATGGAAAAAGCTATCAGAGATTTAGACAAAACTAATTTTAAAAAATTAAATGCTTCTGAAAAGAAGTATTGGAAAAAGGTTATTGAAAATCAATTAGACAGACTTCTTAATGCAGTAAAATAATATGGTTAGTACACAAACATTTAATCGCCAACTTAAATTAGGGAAGGCGGGAGAAAAGAAAGTATTTGAATATCTTAATAATTTACCAGAAACGATTGATGTATTAGATTTATCTATGCACAAATTATTTCAGCATTATGGTGTAGATGGTTTACTTATTGAGGATATAGAAGATTTACAATTAAATAGTACTTTCTTTGACGTAAAAACAGACTTTCAGCACCATATGACAGGTAATTTATTTATGGAAACTACTTCAAGTACGGGGAAGGAAGGAGGAATACTATCCACTAAGGCACAGGTATTTTATTACTATGACCCCTTTGAAGGAATACTATTTAAAGTACCTATATATAGTGTTAAACAGTGGTATAAAAGAGAAGGTATATCTTATGCCCATAAGAAAGTTAAAACGCTTACAGGGCAAGATGAGGGCACTATCGGGATAGCAATATCTCCTAAGCAGTTAATGGATGATGGTGTTCCTATAACAATAACGCAAATAGGGCATTTATCTGAAGAGGATTACACTTAAAAAATTTTTAGGTTTAAATTTTTGCTAAAATAACATATAATATAATTCCATTAAAAATAAAAATATGGCACAAGAAAAACATCAAGGTACATTTTACATTATTCCTGCAATATTAGCAGAAGAAGGAAATTTAACTAAGGCAATGTTATTTGGGCTTATTACTAGTTTAACTAATAGAAAAGGATATTGTTATGCAAGTAATAAATATTTAGCTGAAAAATTTAATAGAAAAGATAAATCTATTATTAGTAAGTACATTTCAGAGCTGGAATCAGGGGGCTGGATAATTACTGAAATAGATAAAGAAGCTGGCAATAAGCGAAAAATTTGGCTAGTAATGGGCTATATGGAAAAAACCAATAAGGTATACGGAAAAAACCTTATAGGTAATGGGAATAAACCTAAGAGCTATAAGGAAAAAACCGAGGATATTAATATAAGAGAAAATAATAAAGGAGTAATAAAAGAGAAAAGTTCTCCTAAAGGAGATCAGCGAAAAGAAAATTCTGATCAGAAAGAGAAAGCTGATATCAGAACTAGCTCCCCCGAAATTTCTATAAAATCTAAAATTAATTTGTCAAGTATTAGTAAAGAGGCACCTATAGAAAGGAAAGTAAATGCTTTAACTGATCCAGATCATTTAAAAGTCTTTGAAGTTTATCACGAATTGTTTGGCTATGTGAGGTGTAGTATTAAAACTCCAAGCATCTTAGTAGGTATACCTAGAGCGGTTAAAATTTATAAAGAGTTTTATCGTGAGGAGGCGGCTGATAAACTAGTAGAAGCTTTAAAGAGCTTTGAAAAATCGGAATTAATGACTTGGATGATGGATAAAGATATTCGTACGATGGCTCCTAAAAGCATTTTCAGCGAATCTTTCGTTTCAGACCATTTATTAACTTTTAATATACAAAATAAAGATGGGAACAATAGTAACCAACATCCGCAGACGGATGAAGAACTACGGAAAATCTCGCAAGATAACAAAGAGCGTTATCAAAAGTGGATGGAAAGACGTAGTGGAAAACAAGATACAGAAGCCAGGGTGTAAAGAATGCCAAAAAGGTTATATCAAAGTATATAATCCTAATGGCTTTGGTTTCAAGAATAGAATCTGTAGTTGTTTAGTTGAATATGAAAGTTTTAGACATACTAAAAAATTACTAGAAGAGTCTAATATGCCAGAGCGACCAAAAAAATTTTTTAGGTTGGAAAATTGGGAACAAAATGATTTAGTTAATTTTGACCTTTTAAAATCTATTGTAGAAAGCAAGGAAGGAGAAGAGAATTGGTTATTTTTACACGGCGATGCAGGTACAGGGAAAACTTTTGCTAGTATAATTCTAGCTCAGATAGCTTTATTAAAAGAAATGAGCGTTTATTTTGTAAATGTCACAAACTTGTTAGACAGTCTTAGACCTAATACTCAGGATGGAGTAGAACCTCAATCGGTTATGGACAAGTGTGCCTCCTCAGACGTGCTTATACTAGACGACATAGGACATGAAAAAAGTTCCCAATGGGTTAGAGAGAGATTATATAGAATTATTAATGATAGATGGAATGCAGCAAAAATCACAGTATTTACAAGTAACTTTAATATAGAGCATTTAAGAGATACTATCAGCCCAGCAGTTTATTCAAGAGTAAAAGGTGAGAGTTTAGAAATAGAAATGAAATCTAAAATTGATAAACGTATAAAATTATGACTAAGACAATAACAAAACAAGATTTAGAAGATAATTCTCCTGTAACTAAAAAAATATTCAAAGAAGAAATGGAAGATTTGAAGAATAGTATTATAAAAAGTAATAATATAGATGAAAAAACTATTCAGCTAAAAACTACCTATAATAGAGATACTAGGCTAACTACTGTAGTTGCTTTATCTAATAAAGGAAATATTTATAATGGCTATATACAAGATCAATATTCTACTATTTGCTAGAATGGAATGATACCACCAATAATTTATTAACCATAAAACTATGGAACAAACAAAGAAACAAAAGATGGTAGCAATGATTGAAAAATTGCGTCTATCTTTAAAAAATCACCCGAAAGAATGGGTATGTACAGAATGTGTTTTAAAGCATAAAGGAAGCGGCGTAGAGCTATGGATGTGTAATGGGAGGTTATATTTTAGGATTTATAAGCCAAGTAAAGTAGATTTACCTTTTTTTAAGGCGCGTAAATTGTATAAAGATGCTTGCAAATTTTGGACTAAAAACACAATGGATTATAATGAGAAACAATTAGACAAAAGTTTTAAAATTATAAAAAACTTAAAATAATATGTATAAATACCTCATACAATATTTCAAAGATAAGAGTATAGAATTTAAAACTTCTGGAGAGCAGTTTGTATTAAAAACATGTCCTAGTTGTGGAGATTCTGCTTTTCACCATTTTTATATGGCTCAAGATACTGGGTTATGGGATTGTAAAAAATGTCTAGCAAAAGGAAATTTTAATCAATACAGAAAGTTCTTTGGGGATTCAGAAATAGATTTATCTAAGTTTGAAAATACAAAAAAAGTATCTAAAAAAGAATATAGAACTTTGAATTATAGTGTACCTATACAATATGCTTCTAGGTTATGGGGGATAGATGAAAAGTATAAAGACTATTTGCAAAAAGAAAGGAAGTTATCAGAAAAAGTTTTAAAGGAGTTTCAGATAGGTTGCACAGGCAGGAGTATTTCGATCCCGATTTTTGAAAATAGTAAATTAGTAAATATCAGATATAGACGAAATCCCTTTATAGATAAGAATAAAGAAGCAGGGCCTAGATATTCGCAAGAAAAAGGATGTAAACCAACTTTATTTAATGGAGACATATTAAAAGAACCTTTGAAAAGAGTTTTCTTATGTGAAGGAGAATTTGATGCGCTGCAATTAGTACAAAAAGGTTTTAGAAATACCGTTTCAGTAACATTAGGAGCGGGTTATTTTCCAGATGACTGGGTTGATAAGTTTAAAGATGTTCAAACTATTTACTTAGTTTATGATGCTGATGAAGCAGGTAAGGAAGGGGCTAAGATGACAGCAAATAAACTAGGAATTGATAGATGTAAAATAATATTATTACCAAAGAAGGACGGTAGAACAAAGACAGATATTACAAATTACTTTGTTGATGATGGTTTAACAAAGGCTGACTTCAATGAATTAATTAAGAATGTAAAACCTATTAGAAGTGTTCAGAGTGATAGTGTTAAGCATATTTCAGAGTTTAGAGAAGAGATTAGAAAGAGATTAATAGAGGGGGAGTACATAGGTATAAGTACTGGATATGACGGTATAGATGAAAAAATGGGAGGTATGAGAAAAGGAAGATTAATAATTCTTTCAGGATTATCTAGTACAGGTAAAACTAGTATGTGTTTAAATATAGCTTTAAATGTTGCTAAGAATAAAAACCCAATATTTTATTTTAGTTTAGAGATGCCTCCAATAGATATTGTTAGGAAATTCTTAATGCTAGAATCTAAACTAACTAATTCACAATTAAAAAAAGTTGATGATCCTTCTAAGGTTTTAGAAAAAGTAGATGAGGCTTTAGTAGCTTTTGATAGCGAAGCGGAAAGACCAATATATTTATATAATGGTTCTGGTATGGTTAAGTTTAATATATTGGCTGAGTGTGCAAGAATAGTTAAAGAGGAATACGGTTGTCAGTGTATTTTTGTAGATCATTTACATTATTTTGCACACGGGTCTTATAATTTAACAGCAGAGACATCACAAGTAGTTAGACAAATTAAACAGTTAGCTATAGAGCTTGATTTACCGATAGTATTAGTAACGCATTTGAATAGGTCTGGTAGGCAGAAACAAAAGAAAGGACTCTATGTACCTTCTTTGTCAGATTTAAGAGATACAGGGGCATTAGAACAAGATGCAGATCAAGTATTATTTGTTTGTAGAGATAGTGAGAATGAAGAGCCAGAAGAGAGAAAAAAATCTTTTATTAAAGGAGCTAAAAATAGAGATGGATATGCAGGGTGGAGTGTTAGTTGTGAATTTGATGAAGAGATTACTACATTTATTGAAGAAGCTCCAGGAGTTGACCATGCGGGAGAAGCAAAGAAAGTAGAAGTAGAAATGAAAGAGGAAGTAGAATTATAGCAAACAGGAATACCTATATAAAAAACTTGCAAAAGTTGAAAAAGTAATATATACTTAATTAGAATTTAATTAAAAAATATGGCAGATAAAACTATTAAAATAAAAATAACAATACAGTATGGAGAAGATGATTTTTGGGTAGAGGAGATTAATTTACAAGACCCTAATATACCTTATATGAGAGAAGGGGAATTTATAATATCTCATAAGATTCAAAATATGGGAGACAAAATTATTCCGTTAGCTTTAAAAGAAATAACAAAAAAATTCCCAAATGCCAATACTTAAAGAAGTACATACAGTGCAGACAGTAGTATGCGATAGATGTGGACAAAGAAAAGAGTTAGATAAAGTAAAACCTTATAAACAATTGATTATATTTAAGTTTACAGAAAAAGACGGATTAAGATTATTTGAAAAAAAGACTAAAATTAAACATTATGAAAGTTTTCAAATTCCTAATAGGAAAGAAGTTATTTTTTGTTCATTAGATTGTGCAAAGAAATGGATACAACATACAACGGATTTATTTTTAGCAGAAATAAAATCAGATCATCATACTATTTCAGGATTAAAACGTAAGCAACTTAACTAAATATATAACTAAATTTTTAACCAAAAAAATTATGAATGACAGTAGTATTGTCCCTATTGAAAAGGGATTAGATTCTCAGAGTGAGGAGGAGTTATTATCTGAGTGGCAAAAAAGTAATGTATCTCAGAAATCTAGGTTTAATATTATCTCTCTCGATAATACTAAGCTATCAAAAGACGGGCAAAGTACAAATGCAAACTTCGGTAGTTTATCTGCTACAAAGTTTGACGGTGATGATGCTGTATCTGAAATATTACCTGCGGGCTTTTCGTTCTTTGTAGTTAAAAGCAGAGTTCAAATTGTTTGTAATAGTTATCCTACAGATCAGTCAGTAAAACAGTATCCACAATATATTTGTAAAGAGGTAGACCCTTTTGAAGATATTGAAGTAATAGATTATTTAACAAAGGAAATTGTAGCTAGAGGACCTTATAAAAGTTTGAAAGAACAGTATAAACTGAAGTATAAGGTTGCTCTTTATGTTTATTATAAAGAGAGTATGTATAGGTGGCTAATTGGAGGAAAGAGTACGCTAGGAAGTTGGTTTGGTGTTTCTAATGAGATAAACGAACTTCAAAGACCTTATCAGCTTAAATTAAAATCTGTTACTGAGAATCAAAATTCTGGTATATTTTGGAATGATTTAGAATTTGAGTTAGGAGATAAAATGGATGTTAAACTAGCTGTAGGATTGCAGAGAAGTTTAAATAATGTTAAGCCTATAGAAAGTAAAGAAATTTCTAAACCTGCTTCTGAAGTTCCAACGCAGATAGAAGAAATGTCAATTGAGGGGGATGAAGTACCAGTTTAACCAAAAAGCATTATGCCTTACAGATTTATAGGAGGGAAGAGAGTTAAAACAAGTTTAGAAACTATTGATAAAGTTTTAGCTACGCCCTCCTATGTAGGGCAAGCCCCTTTAGTATCAGAAAACTTAGCAGGACCAAAAAAACCTAAAAAGAAACCTAAAAAATAAATTATGATTAGTTTACTAAAAAAATATAACTCTGCATTACAAGATATATACGCTCATGTTGGGTTTAAAGAAGATTGGGTAGTGTGTCCTATAGATGATCTATCTGAATGTTATTGGAGATTGTCAGGAAATCCTGCTATAGATGTTATATATGGGGATAAAAAAGATGTTGAGGAAGAAAACGGAGAGCATTATAGTGCTGAAATCTATACACAAAGATTTTATAATAAATGGATATATGAAGGAGAGTTATTTACTATGATTTTCATAGATACTCATACAGATGGTATGAAATATTTTGCTGTTTTTGATAACTCAAAAAAATTATGACACTTAAATCAGATAAATTAACAGAAATTATATCACAGTTTGTAGATAAAAATTTTCCTAAAGGGAAAGAGGATAGAGGGTTTGTGATTCTAGTTCTTGCTTCATTTCTAATAGAATTTGAAAATAATAAAAAATGGAAAATAGTAAAGAAGAAGGTGTTACCAAAGAAGTAGGTGAATTACTTTTTAGACTACAGCCTAGATGTATAAACTGTGGAAGTACTAATATGATTGCGGCTCATCATAGAATATTTAGGAGTGAAGGGAATGAAGTATTGAAAGAATGGTTAGAAAAAATGGCAGGAGTATTCCTACATAGCCGAGGGAGAGATTTAATTATTTGGGAGTCAATACACAGCATTCAGAATTTATGTGTTTTATGTCAGAATTGCCACACAGGAAATATTAAAGCAGTGCATGGAGGAAATGAGAAATTGAGGCAAGTATTAAAAAATAGTTACACAGATCCAAAAACTGGGTTTAATATAGCTTATTACAAAAAAACATTACCATATTAAAATGATAGATAGATTCCCAATACCTTCTTACAAGATTAAAAGTGTAGTTGAGTATCCAAATTCGGATAGAGTAGAATTTATTTTAAAAAATGGTTTTAGAATTATAGCTTCTAAAAAACAGTTTCAAGACTATAAGGCTTTTAAAAATAGTGTAGAGATGCACAATAAAAAAAGAACATAATGAATAGAGAAAGAATAACAGTTGCTTTTAATACTAGTATTGCTATTTTTGTTTTTATAATATACAGTGTTAAAGTAATTTAAGAATAGTTATGACAATGAAAGGAAAAAAACATTCAGATAAAAGTAAGAAAAAAATGTCTATTAGTCATTCAGGGCATGGAACAAGTGAGGATACTAAGAAGAAGTTAAGCCAAGCTTTAATAAAGGCTTATACAGAAGGTAGAAAGAGTAAACATAAATCTTTAGAGCAAAGGAAAAAAATTAGTAATACATTAAAGGGTAATATACCTTGGAATAAAGGAAAGAAATTATCTGAGGAACATAAGAAAAAAATAGGTATGGCTAGAGAGGGTAAAAAGTTTCCAAATTTAAGTAGAGCTATGCTAGGTAGAAAGGTTAGTTTAGCAACTAGAGAAAAAATTGGGTTGGGTAATAAGGGTAAAATAGAATCTATAGAAACTAAGAAGAAAAAAAGTATTGCTAATACTAAGGAAAAAAATCCAGCTTGGAAAGGAGGTATTTCTCAAGAGAATCTAAAATGTAGGCAAGGATATAAGTATAAAACTTGGGTTAGACAAGTATTAAAAAGAGATAATAATTCTTGTAAAGTATGTCAGAGAGCTACTGACATAGTGTGCCATCATTTAGAAGGGTTTGATACTAATATAAAACTAAGATTTGAGGTAAGTAATGGAGTGTCTTTATGTAGGGATTGTCACGCAAAGTTTCATAAAAAATATGGATATGGTAATAATACTAAACAACAAATAAATGAGTTTATTAAATAAAGATAGCATAGTTATTGCTTGCGACCCTAGTTTTTGTAGTACAGGAATTGCTATTTTTAAAGGGGAAGATTTAATTCATAAATGTACTATAAAAACTAGTACTAAAGATGAGTATAGGTTTGAGATTATAGGAATAGAGTTTAAAAAGCTTTTAGCTTATTTTCCAACTGTATTAGTAATAGAGTCACAGTATATTAGCCCAAAATTTTCTAATATAAATACATTAAGGGTTGTGGAGGTAAAAGGATTTATGGAAGGGCTTTTTATGTATCATTGCTTAGAATCAGGAATTAAACCTTTAATGGTAGAAGTAGCTCCAAAGGAAGCTAAGAAATTTATAGGAGTTATTGGTAATAATGACACTAAGAAGCAGGTACAGGTTTTAGTAGAGCAGAGATTTCCTGAACTAAAAAAAGTTAATCAAGATGAAGCAGATGCAATTGCTATTGGATTAACAGGTATTGAAAAGCTTAATTCTCAGCAATTATTACAAAAATATAAAGATAAAATATGACCAAATTTATACTAAGAGATTATCAGGAACAATGTTTAGATAAGATTATTTCTAACGCCAGAAAAGGAGCTTTGAAACAGGTAATAGTTCTTGCTACAGGATTAGGTAAGACTGTTATTTTTGGGCATTTACCAACAAAGGTAAAAGAGAAATCAGGAAAGAAAACTCTTATTTTAGCTCATAGGGAGGAATTGCTTGACCAAGCCGCAGATAAATTAAGGTTAATTGACTCTGATTTAAAAGTAGATATAGAACAAGGAAGTAGAAAAGTGGAGGGAGATGTAGACGTTGTTGTAGCTAGTGTTCCGACTTTGGGGAGAGAAGGTAGTGAGAGAATAAAGAAATTTAATCCAGAAGAATTTGGTTGTATAATTGTAGATGAGTGCTTTGTAGCAGGAACTAAGATAGATGGAAGAAATATAGAAGATATTAAAATAGGGGATTATGTAAATAGTTTTAATGAGAAAACAAGGAAGGTAGAAAAGAAAAAAGTATTAAGGTTGTTTAAGAATAAGGTGAAAGATAAACTAGTTAAAGTATATTTAGATAATGGTAATCATATAGTATGCACACCCAATCATCCATTTTTCTGTGGGGGTAGGTATATTTCTGCTATAAATTTAAAAGAGCATTATGTATTGACAAACATCATGCAATTTGCTAATTATATAAGAGATGCAAAAAAGATATATAAAACCAAAAAAGTGTATAGTTTGCCAAAAGACTTATCAACCGAAGTCTTGGAATTGTTATATGGTCCCGATTTGTTCAGAAGATTGCAAAAAGGTGAGGAGGAAAGAGAGAAGAAAAAAAGTAGTTTTACCTTGTTTAAATTGTGGGAAAAAGGTTGTAGCTTGTGGCATAAATCAGTTGTCTTTAGCTCGAAGAGGGAGGGCATATTGTTCAGAGTCATGCAAGAAGACATACTTGAGCAAATTGAGTTCGACTACAATGAGCAAAACAAACAAAAAATATGCCTCAGAAAGAATGCGAAAAAACAATCCTATGAAAAATCCAGAGTCAGTGGAGAAGATGAGGAAAAAAATGATTGGAAGAACATTTCTCAGTCGAGGAGGAAATGGGAAAATGACGAAACAACAAATAAAATTATGGCTCTCTTTAGGTTTACCGATAGAGGCATTAGAGTATCCAATAAAGACCTCAAAAGTAAAACATTTGTTTATTTCCTTACCAAATTACTATTCTCCAGACATAGGAATAAAAGATGTAAAATTAGCTATAGAGGTAGATGGGAAGACCCACAAGTTAAAGAAATGGAGGTTTTTGGACAAGAGAAAGACAGAAGTTCTACAAGCGTTAGGGTGGTCAGTACTGAGGTTTTGGAACGAGGAAGTAGATTCCCGGCTAGAGGAGTGTGTGAAGACGGTTACGTCTACAATTTTGAAGTTGAGGGAAACAACAACTACTTTGCCAACGGAATCTTAGTACATAATTGCCACCACTCAATAGCTAGTACTTATGTTAATATATTTAGATATTTTGGGGTATTAAAAGGGGAAGAACATGGAAGCCCTAAATTGCTTGTAGGGTGTACGGCCACTCCTAGTAGAGCCGATCATGAAGGATTAGATAAAATATTTGATAGAATTACTTTCACTTATACTTTAAGACAAGGAATTGAGTCTAGTTATTTAGCCCCTATCAAAGCGTATACAGTTAGTACCTTAGCGGATTTAACTAAAGTTCATACTAGAATGGGGGATTTTGTAGAAAAAGAATTATCAGAAGCTATTAATACAGAGGAGAGAAATAAAATAGTGGTTAATAGTTACTTAGACATAGTTTCAGGCGGTAAAGCCCTAGTATTTGCTTCTGATGTACAGCATACAAAAGACTTAACGTCTTATTTTAGAGGAGTAGGGGTAAAAGCTAGTTGTGTGTTAGGGGAAACAGATAGAGGGGTTAGAAAAGGGATAATAGAAGATTTTGCTAGTGGAAAGATAAAAGTATTAATTGGATGTGGTGTTTTTACAGAAGGATTTGATGAGCCTTCTATTGAAGCGGTTATGATGGCTAGACCTACTAAAAGTTCTGTTCTTTATCAGCAAATGGTAGGTAGAGGAACTAGGCTATGTGAAGGAAAAGCAGAATTAAAATTAATAGACTTTGTAGACAATACAGGTAAAAATTCAATAATGTCTTTGCCTCAGTTGTTTGGAGTACCTAAAACATTAAAAGCAAAGAAGGGGAAAGATATTATGGAATGGGTTGGGCAAGCAGAACAAATAACTGATTTATATCCAGAGTATCCTTTAGATACCATAGACGATTGGAGCGAGGAAAATATCGAAAAAATAGTAAAAGAGATAGATATATTTGCCAAAGCTGAATTACCAGAAGAAGTAAAAACAAATTCTCAATTTACTTGGGAGAAGCAAGGAGAGGATTCTTATAAATTACAATTCCCAGCTTTAGAAGGAATAAAACAAGAAATTACTATTAAATCAAATATGTTAAATACATATAATATAGAGGTAGTCAGCTTAATAGAAGTTGCTCCTGATTACATAAATGGATATAAAAAATGGAAAAAAACAGATACTATAGATGTAGGATCTTATGGTGATTTATCAGAAGCTTTAAAGCAAGGAGATACTTGGATAAAAGAAAATAAACCAGAGTTTGAAAGAATGTTTGACCAAAAAAGTCAATGGCGTTCAAATTCTGCGACTGAGAAGCAGATTAGTTTATTAAAAAAATTAGGAGTTCCTATACCTAAAATTGGATTTAATTCTGGCCAAGCGTCAGTTCTCATAGGGCGTGCTTTGTCTGAAAGTAAAAAAAGAAGTTGATTTTTAAATTTAAGGCTATATAATACTAGTATAGATAAACAATTAAATAGGAGCTATGGGAAAGTATATAGTGACCGAAGGGCATAAACAAAAAATAGCAAAAGCTAGAAAAGGGTTTATACCTTCTAAAGAGCATAGGGAAAAGCTGTCTAAGGCTAGTTTAGGTAAGAAAAAGACTCTGGAACATTGTAAAAATATTAGTAAAGCTCATTTAGGGCAGAAAGCCTGGAATAAAGGAGTTCCTATGACAGTGAAAGCTAAAGAGAAATTATCTAAAAGTTTAAGTGGAAAGATTCCTTGGAATAAAGGTAAAAGAATGTCTAAGGAATATAGAAAGAAGTTGAGTGATAGTCATAAAGGTTATAAGGTTTCTGAAGAAACTAAGAAAAAAATATCTAAAGCGCATAAAGGAAAAAAAATATCTGAGGAGCAGAAAGAGAAAATAAGTAAAACTTTGACAGGCAGAAAAAGAACTAAAGAAGAACGAAAAAATATTAGTTTGGGGTTGAAAGGTAGAAAAGCTTGGAATAAAGGAATACCTGTATCGGAAGAACAGAGGATACAACTATCCCTAGCAAATAAGGGTAAAAAATTATCTACAGAACAAAGATTAAAAAGACTTAAAACTTGCCCTAAAGGGGCAGATGTTTGGAATTGGAAAGGTGGAGTAACTTCAGAAAATGCTAGAATTAGGGGAAGCTTAAAAATGAGATTATGGAGAGAAGCAGTATTTAAGAGAGACGACTATACTTGTCAAGAGTGCGGTAAAAGAGGGGTTTATTTAGAAGCACACCATATTAAAAAGTTTTCTACGCATCAAGAGTTAATGTTTGAAGTTAGTAATGGAGTTACATTATGTAAGGAGTGTCACAAAATAGAGACATTTAAGTAATAAATTTTAACCAAAAACACTATGATTCGTATGTCATTAAATGAAGAAGACTTTAATACTTTAATCACAGGAGGGGAAGTAGTTAAAGAAGGAGTTACACTAATATTAAAAGATATTGGGTATGCAACTATGTGTGAAAAGCTAAAAAAAGCTATGGTAAAAGACGGATTTATTAAACAATAAAATTATAATAACACAAGTGTAAAAACTTGAAAAAGTTAAAAAAGTATATTATAATGTAAATGTTAAATAATTAAATAACTAACAAAAAATGAATTTAGTTTTTTACGCCACAGTAATACAGTTAATCGTAATTATTTGGTATTTATCTACTAGGACTGAATATGATTTAGTTATATTAGTGGGTAATTTTTTTACTACAATATTATTAATATTTGTACTTATTTCACAATCTTAACTATACAATATTTTTATAAAAATGCAAGTTTAAATACTTGAAAAAGTTGAAAAAGTATATTATAATGTATATGTTAGATAAATAAATAACCCACAAAAAAATGCCTAAAGAAGTAAATAAAAATAAATTTAAAGAGTTAGTAGATGAGACTTTGGAAGCACAAATGGATGCTCTAAGAGATGATGAAGGATTTGTGCAAAGTTTACCAGATGCTATTGTTAGTATTTTAAAATAATTTATAACCAACAAAAAAATGAATCATTTACAAACAAATGAAGTAGGAAAGGAGTTCGGAGAGCTAGTAGATAATACTATTGCTCTACAAAAACAAATTAAAAAATTAGAGAATGGAAAACTAGCGGAGTTGAAAAAGGAAATTGGAGGGCATAAAGAAGAATTAAGAAAAGAAATGGATAGAAGAGGTATAAATAAATTAGATGGAGGTAAAGGTAATGTTTTATTAATAGATAGAAAAGGGTCTATAGTAGTAGATTTTGATGATATTATGAAAGATTTAGGAGTATCTGATTTGAAAAAATACCAGACTCAAAAAGAAGGATCACAATTCATTAAAGTAACAGCTAATGTCTAAGTTCATTGTAAAAAATAAGGAGGAGTATAAAAAGATTATAGATAAAATTTTAGTTTCATCTTCTGAATATGTGGCTTTAGATACAGAGACAGAAGAATTTGATAAGGAGAAGACGCACGCATTTGATTTAGGGTTGTATGGAATAGGGTTATATGGGAAGGACTTTAAGATTTTTATTCCTGCTAAATTTGTAAAGAAAGACTTTCAGAAGGTTTTAGATAAATTTATTTTTATTTTTCATAACGCAAAATTTGATTTATTAATTTTAGAAAAGCACGGGTTTAATATAGATAAGTTAAAATATCACGATACTTTAATAATGAGTTGGTTACTAAATGAAAATAGACGCTCACATAAATTAAAAGATTTAGCTCATTCGGTTTTAAGAGTTAAAGAAGAAAAGATTATTAAATATGGGGATGTTATTAAAAAGCCTATATTAGAGGAGTATGGTATGTTTCCTGAGGAATTTAGAATGGATTTGGCTAGGTGGATGATAAAGTTAGGGCTTTATTGTATAGATGATTGTACTTATACATATAAGTTATTTTTTAAATTTAAACCTAAACTTGAAGAACAAAGTATATGGAGTATTTATGAAAGATTAGAATTAGAAACAGTAAAAGTTTTAATGTATATGGAATTGAGAGGAATAAAAGTAAATTGTAAGTATTTGGAAAAATTAGGAAAGAAAATTGAAACTGAGCTAATTCAGATTCAGGCAGATATTTGGAAAGGAGCGGGAAAAGAGTTTGATATAAATAGCCCAAAACAACTATCTCAGGTTTTATTTACTGAAAAAGGTTTTAAGTTAACAGATGATTATAGAACACCAACGGGGGCTTATTCTACTAATGAAGCGGCTTTGAAGTATTTAAAAGAGGCGTACCCTAAAGATGAAGTGTTAGGGGGTATTTTAAAATATCGGGAATTATTTAAGCTACACAGTGCTTTTATTGTAGGGCTTTTAAGCAAACAAAGAGATGGAGTTATACATACTTCATTTAAACAACATGGAACAGTCACAGGTAGGCTTTCATGTGTAGCTAAAGATACTCCTATTTTAATATTAGAGGGGCATGTGCCTATTTCAAAAATAGACTTGCATAATAAGAACCACCAATATACAATAGGTAGCGGAGGGGAGTTAAGAAAGATAAAGAATTTAATATTTAATGGGTATGGAAAATTGTATGATGTTAAAACAGGAGATTCAAAGCTTAGATGTTCAGGAGACCACAGATTGTGGACAAGTTCTGGGTGGCGGAAAGCTGAAGATTTGCGAGAGGGAGATAAAGTATTCTTTAATAGAAGCTCCTTTAAAGTTCAAGGATTTGGGGTTGGGGAGAATAATATTAGACGAAAACAGTTTTGTGCTTTTAAGAATAAAGGAGAAGTTGACTCATCAAAAGATACGTCAGCTATCAAACAATGTTATAAAAAGAAGGTGGATACTTTTATCTCAAAAAGTTTATTTAAAAAAATACGGGAAAGATTTAAAAAAGATTCACAAGATAAATCTAAGTCTTGCGGCGTTGGGAAACAAAAATGGAAAGGGGAAAGGGAAAGTTTCTTTAGACGCAAAACAACTATTAGAGAAAGTTCAGATGGGAAAAAGTATAGGGAGGATAGCAAAAGAGATGCATTCTACAGAATTTATAGTGAAGTCAAATCTTATGTTGTTAGGTATGCCATTAAGGTATGCAAAAACCCCAAAGCAAGTAGGCACTTGGAGCAAAGAAGATGTCAGGTTGGTAGAGAAAATTTTTCCAGAGTTTTTAGAAATAGCAAAGAAATTCAAGAAGAACCCCGCGGAATTTTTAGACTTAGTATATGGAAAAGTGTTAGATACTTACAAAATTTTATGGTTATTAAAAAAATTGGGGGGTTTGCATGGGCATTATATGGAAACTGGGGCTATAGAGAAATCTCATATATGTTGGGGAACGAACAGTTCAGCCAATACTTTATTAGCGAGGGAGTTAAGAATGCAGAGTATAAAGCACATGAGAGAATTCCCTATTGGAAAAAATTATTCTGTAGATTTTTATTTCCCGATTTCAAATTTAATGGTGGAATTAGATGGAAAACACCACGAAACAGATATAAAAACTTTAGAGAGGGACAAAGAGAAAGAGAAAATTATAAAAAAGATGGGGATTCGGTTAAAGAGATTTATGTCTACGGAGGGGAAAAACCCAAAATTGCTGTTAAAGAAAATCAAGAAGTTACTATAGATAGCATTGAATATATAGGTAGAGGGGAATTATGGGACTTAACAGTAGATGGAGATTCTTCATATATTACAGAAGGGCTAATTAGTCATAATTGTAGTGCTCCTAACTTACAACAGTTACCTAGAAGGGATGATGAGTATGATATTAGAAAGGCTTTTATACCTAGAGAAGGGTATACATTTGTTATTTCAGACTTATCTCAAATAGAATTAAGGATAGCAGCTTCTATCAGTCAAGACCCTACTATGCTTAAGATATTTAATGAAGGTGGAGATATACATGGGGAGACCGCTAAACTGCTCGATTGTGAAAGAGTAATAGCTAAACAAATTAATTTTGGAATTTTATACGGCACCGCTGCTTTTGGAATGTCAAAAGGTTTAGAAGCCAAAGGAGTGAAGCTAGATGTTAAAGAAGCAGAGAAGTTTATTAATAGATATTTCTCTAAGTTTAAAAAATTAGAGATACTTATAGAGCAAGCTAAAAATACTTTGAGAAAAAAATACGCAATTACTACTGTTTTTAATAGAAAAAGAAGATTCCCAAAATATGCAGAAGCCAGAAAAAATAGAGATTGGAAGTTAGTAGCTCACTGTGAAAGGCAAGCTATAAATTCTATTATTCAGGGAAGTGCTGCTGATATTATTAAAGTTCAAATGAGAAATTTAAGTAGGGAGTTACCTAAATATGGAGCGTATCTTTTAGTTCAGGTGCACGATGAAGTAATTTGTGAAGTTCCTAAGGAAAAAGCTGAGGAAGTTTTAAAGATTGTAGTAGATATTATGGAAAATTCTTATCATCTTAAAGGGGTTCCAATAGTGGCTAATGGATTTATTAGTGAGGTATGGAAGAAGTAGCTTGTTTTTGAGAGAAGTTTAATTTATAATAAGGTTATAGTAAAAAAATAGTATGTCTAGAAAGTTATCAGAGCAACATAAGAAAAATATATCTAAAGGATTAAAAAAAGCTTATTCAAAGGATAGGGTTGGTTATTGGAAAGGTAAAAGTAGAAAAGGAATTATTACAGAAGAAGGTAAGAAAAGTATTAGTGATGCTAGAAAAGGTAAAAAACTTTCAAAGGAGCACAAAAAGAAATTAAGTGATAGCCATAAAGGTAACGCTGGCTACTGGACAGGTAAGAAAGGGCCTAAAAGAACATCAGATACTAGAAGAAAGATGAGCGAGGCTCATAAGAAACACCCAGAAAGACATTGGGCATGGAAAGGCGGAGTTACAGAGGGTAATAATAAAATTAGACATTCTTTAGATAACAGGTTATGGAGAGAAGCAGTATTTAAAAGGGATGATTATACTTGTCAGAAGTGTTGTAAGAGAGGAGAAAAAATAGTATCTCACCACATATTAAATTTTGCAGAGCACCCTGAACTAAGATTTGAGATAAGCAACGGAGTAACTCTATGTAAGGAATGCCATATTTTATTTCATGCTGTTTATAGAAAGAAAGGGAATTGTGAAAAGCAATTAAAAGAATTCAGATACACGATGAAGTAATAGTTGAAGTACCTAAGAAAAAAGCAGAAGAAGTTATGAAGGTTGTAAAAGATATTATGGAAAATGCTTACCATTTAAAAGGAGTACCTATAATAGCTGATCCTTTTATTTCAAATTGCTGGAAAAAATAATATAACAATAAAAATATGAAAAAGATTAATGAGGAAGGAGCTAAAAAATTAATACAGTATGGCTCTAAAGATGTAAAACATTTAGCTATTAAACAAATTAAGGATAAGAAAGGTGTATATAGAAAGCAGAAAGATACTTACTCTGATAAAATTATAGACTATCCAGATAGCCCTACAGGAAAAGCCTACATTGGTATTAATAAGTTGCCATTAATGCCTAATGATAATGGTATTGGGTTTAAAGGAGTAGTTCTACAGGATGATGATAGACGATTTATTCAGTGTTGTGGTTGTGGTAAATGGGCTAAAAAAATTGTCTCTAGTCATATACAAACGTGTTTAGGTATAAGTACTTTTGAATATAAAGAGAGATTTGAATTAAATAGAACACAAGGATTAGTTAGTGACGAGACTTCTTTAAATTGTACTCAAGCAGCATTAAAAAACAAAAAGTCTGGTGAAAGAATGAAAAAATATAATAAGGAGTATAGAGAGAAACATGGTCATCATCCGCATTATGTTAAAAATGGTATTAAGTATAGGATACAGAGATTCAATGAGACTAATAATGGTAATTGTCCTGAGCAATTAAAAACCAGGTTATATGAATTTATCAGGTGTAATAGAGAGCTACCTAATTCTCATAATAGAGTGTCTTCTATTTATAAAGCTTTATATAAGAGATTTGGTAGTTTAGGCAAAGCTTTTAAACATATGGGATTACCCGAGTTTATAAGAGTTGGAACTAATTATCATTTAATTTTTGAAGACGGTACTAATTATAAATTTAATATTAATAAATTTGGAGAAAGAGAAGAAATGTATAAGGTGTTGATGAGTAGATGCTCTGTTTTAAAAAATTCCCAAACCTAATAATTATGAAAAAAATTAAACTTACAAAAGGAAAGTATGCAGTAGTAGATGATGAAGATTATCTTTATTTGAATAGATTTAAGTGGTACGCACATAAAGTTAATACGCTTTTTTTTGCTTATAGAGCTTTTACGGGATTAAAGGGGAAAAAGGCGTTTTTAAAGATGGAAAATTTTATTGTTTATTGTCCAGTGCAAAAAGGTATAGCACATTGTAATAGAGACAATTTAGATTGCAGAAAAAGTAATTTAAAAATAGTTTCTTGGTCTGATACTAGGCATAAAAAAACTAGGGTATCTTGTAAAAATAGGACTTCAAAATACCAAGGAGTTAGTTTTAATAATAGAATGAAAAATAATAAATGGAGAGTACAAATTCAAAAGAATTATAAACAGTATAATTTAGGGTATTATAAAACAGAAAATAAAGCTGCTTTAGCATATAATGAAAAGGCTAAAGAGTTGTACGGAAATTTTGCTTGTTTAAATAAAGTGACTTAAAAAATTTTTAGGTTTGATTTTCTTCGAGAGAGGTGTATCTTGTAAATGAGGTTTCTTGGGGTGTTTGCAATTTAAAGCAATACCTAACCATTTTTATATGGAAAAAATAAAGAAACCGACACAAATCTGCGAAATATACCCTACATTAAATAGTGGGGGACATTTTTTTGGGCATCCTATTATGCTTATAAGGCTATTTGGAGTTAATTTTAGCGACAAGAATGACTTATATAAGTATACTTGGCAGTTCGGGCAGCAACGGAAGGATTTAGAGATTAATAGAATGCTGATGTCTAGTGAAGAAATTATCAGTAAAATAAATAGTTTTAAGAAAGGAGATATTTTTAAATGGTGTATTACAGGAGGAGAGCCTTTAAGACAGCAAGAGCAGTTAATAGATTTAATAGAGAAGTTTATAGAGTCTCATGGAAAACCTCCAAAGATTGAAATTAGAACAAGAGGACATATAGCTCCTGTAAAAGAATTGGATAAATATGTAACTAAATATATAGTAAGCGTTCCTCTATCAAATAGCATGGATGGAGTAGCAAGAGAAACTTTTTCGCATAGAATTAAAGAAGATATTTTAAAAGAATTTATTGGTAATAAGAAAGCTTTATTTTTATTTGAGATGAAGCATGATAATGATTTAAAAGAAATAAGAGAGCTACAGCAAATGTTTAATATTTCTGACAATAGAATTTGGGTATCGCCTTTAGAGACTAAATTAGGAGCGATGAAAGTAAATGAAGTTTGTGCGTGGAAAGCTTGTTTAAATTTTGGATATAAATATTTTAATAGATTGTCAGTACAAATATTTGGACCTAATAAAAGAAATGTATAATTTAACCCATTAAAATATGGATTTAAAAGCAGCACCAATTAAAAAAGTAATTTTTGCGGAAGGGGCTTCGGCGGGTATTCCTTGTATTTTGCTAGATTGTTTAAGTAAAGAAGCTAAAACTAGGGATGTAAATGAAGTTATTTCAGAACTTTTAACTATTTCTAAAATTAAAACAGTTTTAGTTAAAGGTAAAATAAGTGAACAAACTGAGATCAAGACAGTTTTAAGTGGTTTATCAGCTAGAGGTAAATCTCTTATTTTTATAACACCAGCTTCAGAAGATATTTCTGTTGTAAGAATGGTAAGGAATTTAGCAATTACTTTAGTAGCAAAACCTCCAACAAAAGATGAAAATAATATAAAACAAAGTAATTTTGGGTATTTAATGGAAACAGACACAGTAAAATTTAATATTAAAAGCTTAGAAGATTATGAGAAAGCTAAAGATTTTATACTTATAAAGAAGTTGAAAATTCCAAGTATTGATTTTAGTATTAATAACTGTAAAGATTTTGTAGAGGTATTAACTAAATATTTAGAAGATTGTGAGCAATTTCTTTTTAAGACAAGAATTACTAAAATATTAACTGATGAGTAAAAAAATTATTTTAACTTGGAAAGATATTGAAAGGGATATTCGTAAATTAGCTAAAGAATTACGAAAGCATAATAATTTTACTAAGATTGTAGCTGTTGCTAGAGGAGGTCTAATACCTGCTTATTTATTAGCAAGAGCTTTGGGCATTAAATATATAGAAGTTATATGTATGAGCCATTACAATGATACAGAGATGAAGAGTAAAGTTAGTGTGATGCCTATGAGTAGGAAAGTTGATATTAGAAAAAATTGGTTAATAATAGACGATTTAGTGGATACAGGAGAAACTGCGTTATTGGCGCAAAAGTATTACCCAGAATCAAAATTAGCAGTTTTATATAAAAAACCTACTTCAAAAGTTACTCCTGATTTTTATCTTAAAGAGGTAGAAGGATGGGTAGTTTTTCCTTGGGAGAATATGATTTTTGATGATTATAAATTAAAGCACTTAACTAATGAATAAGGTTATAGAAATTATGCCTCCTGAGATAGAGGAAATAGAGGATAGACTTAAAATATCTATTATTTTTAAATTGGATGGGAAGGAAATACCTTTATGGTATGAGGCTCCTAAAAAATTTGTAAATATGGAGCAGTTATCAACAGCATTTTTTAATGCTCTTTATATTCCTGCTATAAATATGACAGGAACATTAAAGGTACATGGAGAAGTTTCTCCAAAACTTTTATCTAATATAGAAACAATACAAGATATGATGAAGAATTGGTTTCCTGTAAGATTTCCAGATTCAGTAGAAGTGAAAGCTAGAGCTTTAATTCCTAAAAATTCTTATTACAAACCTAAAGTAGCTGCTTTTTTTACAGCGGGTGTGGATTCTCTGAACACTTTTTTAAAGCATAAAGATGAAATTGATTATTTAGTTTATCATCATAAATTTATAGACGAGAAAGGAATGAAAATTAGTAATAAGAAGGAAACTAATAATATTAAAGAGTTTGCTAAAAAATACGGAAAAGAAGTTATAGAGGTAAAAACTAATATCAGCGGGTTTGTAGTTCCTCATGCGGAATGGACTGCTCAATATCATGGTTCAGCTTTTGCGAGTGCAGCTATTTTATTATCAAAAGATATAGGTAAATTTTATTTAGGTTCTTCACATTGTTATAGTAGTTTAGTTAAATATGGTTCTCACCCAGCTTTAGATTATTTATTTGAGGTAGAAGGTATGCGACTTATTCATGATGGTGCAGAGTCTACTAGAATAGATAAAATTAGAAGAATTAGTCAGCATCCAGAAGTTTTTAAATATTTAAATTATGGTTGCGGGAAAGAAATTTGTTCTAAACCCGAAAAATGTATAAGAACAATGATAATGTTAGATTTATTTGGTATAAGAGATAAATGCGACCACTGCAATAAACACGATTACACCTTGGAAGAAGTAAGAAATATGTATATATCAGGAGAAAGTAATTTTTCTAAAGCAGTTGAAAATTATAGAGCACTATCAAAACGTCCAGATAAAGTAGAATTAAGGAAAGCTTTAAAAGTTTGTATGGATAATTATAAAAGAAAACGTGCTTGGAAATTTACTACTTAACTTTAAATTATGGACTACACACCAGGATTTTATAAAGATATAGATAAATCTTACAGAATGGAAGCTATTGAAAAGCTTTTAGGTACAATACCTAATGAAAATAATATAATAGCTTATTTACAGGCTGCTAAGTTTGTCACAAGATTATGGGAAGCTAGAGGTATAACATTTAATAATTAATTAATTAATCATAAATACTATGGAAGTCAAAACAATCGCAGTAGATAGACTGCACCCAAACAGCTATAATCCGAATGTAGTTGATGAGAACATTATGGAGCAGTTAGAAGTCTCTATTAAAAGAGATGGAGTTCAGCAACCTATTATTGTTAGAAAAAGCAAAACAGAAGAAGGGAAATTTGAAATTATAGATGGTGAGCATAGATGGCTAACCGCAAAACAATTAGAATTAACTGAGGTTCCATATACCGTACAAGATATATCAGACGCAGAAGCAATGGTTATGACTATTAATATGAATAAGCTTAGAGGAGAGTTTGATACTATCAAATTAGCTGAATTGCTTAAAAATTTGCAGGAGACTTATACAGCAGAAGAACTACAAGGATTAGTTGGTTACTCAATAGAAGAAATTGCTAGTTATAATGATCTACTAACTTTTGACCCAAAAGATTTAGCGGATGATGGTGATGATTTAAAAGGAGCTATATCTTTAAGTGAACAGCAAGAACAACTGCCTAATATATTTGAGCTTAGTCTTTCGCTAGAACAGTTAGAGATAGTAGAAGCAGCTATAAATTTTCGCGTAAAAGATGATAGAGCTAAAGGACTCACAGCAGTATGTAGAGACTATCTATTAACAAGCGCACCAGATAAATATAAAGAGATACAAGAAAGAATGCGAAAATTAAACGCAAAAGTAGTACAAGAAGAAGTAGAAGTACCTAGTAAAGAGATACCAGTAGAGAGTATTGACAAGAATACTAATAAAGAGTAGGGTACTACTTGAAAAAGTTAAAAAAGTTTTTGGAATTATTAACTTGGATAAGCCAAGGTGGTCTGAAAATAAATGTCATAAATGTCACATTAGGGGGGGGGTAAATAATTAACAAAATATCAATTATGGATATAAAACTCTATGAACAATTAGAAACAATGTATTGCTTGAAGAAATGTATTGGGGAAGAGATGCAATACTACACAACTATCTATAATGAAGCGGCTACTTATAAAGACCCAGATCATCATTCAAAAGCTTTAGGATTTGAAAGCCTAATAGATATACAAACTTATTATGGGGTTAAAACATCTATGGCAAAAAGATTAGCTTTAGATATTAAAAATTTAGAAAGTAGAATATTAGGAGTATAAAAATATAACTAATTTAAAAATGGGTAACTGGCCTACAAGAGCTGAAAAGCTAAAACAATTTAAAGACAGAATATTAGAAGACTTAGAAGTAGAAACAGATGAAGGATTAATAGTTCATCTAAAAGGAGGAGGTTCAATAAATTTTGAGGTATTGGTAGATTGTTTTATCAGGACAAGAAAGTTTACACTTTATAGTTTAACAGATAGAATACATGACGCAGACAAAATAGATAGAAATAGTGTGTTTAAAATGATACGAGAAGAACTTAATGATATAGATAATGAATCAAGCCCGACCTAAAAAATTTTTTAGATTCGATCATTAAAATATTGTAGGTATGATTCTCAAGAGAAATCTTGAGGTCTCGGAAAGCCTCTCAGATTAGCTGGTGGCGGAATAGGTAGACGCGTTACGTAGCGTCATTGCCCAATATTGATGTTATACGTGGTGTTATTGTAGGGTGACTATACGAGTTACCACCCCGCCTGAAACGGGGAACGGCAAAAGATCTCGTCAAATCCCTACCCAGCTAACTTGAGAGTCATGTCTACAAATTATGTGGGGGTGTAGCCATTGGGGGCTAATAGCACTGCTATCGGTTCAAATCCGCACCCTCGACCAAATTATTGGTATAGTTCTTAATAGGAACGGTGGTAATCTTGATTATGGCTCACCAACTAAACTTCCTATTAAGAATCGTGCTTATAATCAATCAACTATGAAGAAACTAAGTAAATTAACAAAAATATATGCAAACATTAGAAGACAAATTAGATAGACCCCAGCAAGTGTGGTGCTCAAAATGTAAAGATTGGAAACATTTTGATAGAGTATTACCTAAATTAGTATGCGAGTGTGGAGAAGTATTTACTAAGAAGTCACACCCTTTAACAGTACCAAATGAAAAAAAATATAGTAAAAATAAAGTGTGGGTGTTGTAAAGACACTTTAGAAATATATTGTGGGCAAGGGCAAACAATATTCAGTATAGAGTTAGATAAATGGAGATTACTAGGTAGAATAAAATATGCCTTTGGAATAATATTTAGACCAAGTGTGTATAAATATGGAGGAACATTATGGATAGAGCCAAAGAGATTCAAAAAATATTTAAAAAGATTAGAGAAATTAAACGATGAAGCTATAAAAAAAGGGGAGGAGTGGGATAAGGAAAATCTTTAATAATTTAACCAATATAATTATGCTAGATGAAAAAGCTAAAAAAATTCAGGAGCAGGAAAGGCTATCTAAAATAAAAGATATTAAAATTCTGCGAAATAGTATGCAGGAAGTAATAGAATTATTACAAAGTATATGGCGTACAAGAGAGATGAGTATTGCTATAACTAAATTTCAGGAAGGAAAGATGTGGTTAGGAATGGAGCTATCAAATTTAGGAGCAAAAGACTTAAATGCTGAAAGAGATAAAAAAGAAGTATCTAAAGACATAGAAAATTCTAATAATCAATAAATTATATGAAGCAAGTAATTAAAAAAGGTGTGCCAGTTATAGCAGAGTTTAACTGTCCTTTATGCAAAGAGTGTTGGTTAACAGATGAATATACTTTGTTTGGATTAGCAGAAGGAGGACATGAATTACATGATACTTGTGCAACTTGCAAAACTATGTCACAGGGTGTTAAACAATCTAATAAATAATTATGAAAATAGCCTTTGATATTGACGACACAATTTGGAAGGTGCGTACAGAGAAGCCTTTTGGGCAAGTACCTGATTATAATTTAATATTAGTACTTAAATGGTTTTATGATAATGGAGATACTGTTTATGTTTGGTCAGCAGGAGGAGTGAACTACGCACAACAAATAGTAGAGAAGCTAGGATTAGAAGGAATGGTTACAGTTATACCTAAAGGAGAGTTAAACACTCCACACCCAGATAATCCAAAGATTGACATTGCATTCGATGATTGTGAAACAAACCTAGCTACAGTAGACGTTAAAGTAAGACGAAAACATATTAACAATAAATAATTATGAAAATTCAATTAGACACAAAAGCTAAGACAATTAAAGTAGAGGATAATGTTCAACTATCTGAACTTCTAACCAATAAATAATGATTAAGATAAACACAAAACAGATAGAAGAGTGTGACAAATGTTATTGTATGACTAATATATTAATGGATGAGGATGGAAATAGATTTTGCGGGAAATGTAAGAAGCCTAAAAGTAAAATTAATATAACCAAATAAATATGTTAAAAGATGTAGAAAAAAAGCCACCAGTAGTTCCTGTGGAAATTACAGTACCTAAAGTAGATAGTATCCAGTATACAAAAGTTACTATGAAGATGTCAGATAATACAGAGCAGGATGGATATAGGCTTGTATGCCCTTGTGGTAATTATGATAGACAGAAATATGGAGATTATATAAAAACAATAATAGAGGAAGACGATAGAGGTAGGAAGTATTTTATAAAGGTTATGGCTTTGTTATGTAATAAATGTCGTAGCCAAGATATTCTTCTTTCAGAATTTAAGAAGGAATATGGAAGGATAGTAAAACCAGCTAGTAAAGAAAAGGTTAAAACTTAATTATTAAAGTACAAATTTATGAAAGTAACTAAAAAATTTAAATTTGAAATGGCTCATAGACTCCAACACCACGAAGGGCTATGTTTCAATATTCACGGGCATTCTTATGTAGTGGACGTAACAATAGAGAAAGAGGAAGTTAATACAGAGGGACCAGAAACAGGAATGGTAATGGACTTCGGTAATGTTAAAGAAATAGGTAATAACTTATTTGACCAGTTAGATCATGCTTTTATGGTTAACACAGATGACAAAGCTGTAGCAGGATTCTTTAGAAAGCAGGAGTTTAAAACTTATGAGGTAAACTTTGAGCCTACAGCAGAGAACATGGCTAAATATATTTATAATCAATTAAAACCAGCTTTTAGAGATGTTGGGATTAATATATATAATGTTAGAGTATGGGAAACATCAACAGCTTATGCAGACTATAATCCAATAAAATAATGGGAATAAAATTAATTAATGGTGATTGTATAAAAGAGTTAAAAAAACTTGAAGATAATTTTGTTGATTTAATAGTTATTGACCCACCATATAATTTACATAGATTTGATTATGGAAATAAAAGTGATTTTCAAGAAGATATAAAATATAGAACTTGGAGTAAACAATGGATAGCAGAATTAGTAAGAGTATTAAAAGCTACTGGAAGTTTATATTGTTGGATAGACCATAATTATTTAGGATTTTTTCAGGAAGAATTTAATAAGGTATTACAGTATAAAAATACAATTATATGGTCTAAATCTCAAGGAGTATCCTATAAGCAGAAAAATTACATAGATAGATATGAGTGTTGTTTATTTTATACAAAATCAGAAAATTATATATTTCATAGTGACAAGTATTTTATTCCTTTAGGAATTGAACAATTATTGAAAAATATAAAAAATTTAAAATACATGAACTGGTATAAAAATAATCCTAAAAAGGCTAAAGAAACATATGAAAGATTAAAAAAGAAAGGTAAGTTTATGGTAAATGTTTGGGATGATGTAGGGAGTAAGGTTAAAAAACATACTAAACACTTGAATGAAAAGCCTTTAGAATTGATTAAAAGATGTGTCTTGATGAGCAGTAATAAAGAAGATTTAGTATTAGATTGCTTTATGGGAAGCGGGACTACTGGAGTTGTATGTAATGCATTAAAAAGAAATTTTATTGGGATAGAATTAGAAAAAGAGTATTATGATATTTCAGTCAAGAGAATTAGTATATAAATTATTTATTAAAAGACTTAAATTATGTTAATATCAAAAATGCCAGATGGATCGCCAGAAGTATATAAAGCCTTTCAGGGAGAAGGTACTACTATGGGTGAATTATGTGTATTTGTTAGGACAGCAGGATGCTCATTAAGATGCACTTTCTGTGATACTTCTTATACTTGGTTGTTTGATGGAGATAAACTAAAGCATAAATACTCTGAGCCAGTTAATAGAGAGAAGCATGTAGGAAGAGTTACTCCTGAAGAGTTAGGCTTAGAAATAAGAAAAGCGGCAGGCCCTATCAGAAGAGTAATATTTACAGGAGGGGAACCTTTACTACAACAAGATGAAATATTAAAAGTAATTGATTTCCTAGAAGAGGACGGAGAATTTTGGGTTATTGAAATAGAAACGAATGGTACTATAAAATTTAATGAAGATTTAATACCTTTTGTTGAGTATATTAATTGTTCCCCAAAGATGGAGAATAGCGGTAATCCTAAATCACAAAGAAATAAACCAGAAGTAATAGAACAGTTTTTCGACTTAGCTAAAGATGTTCAAGGACCAGAAATGGTAATATTTAAGTTTGTAGTTGGTATTGATACTTTTAAAGGAGATTTAAAAGAGATAAGAGCTTGGCAAAAGGAGCATGATATACCTAATAATATGGTTTATTTAATGCCTGAAGGTATAGAGCCTGAACAAATAATAGAAGGAACTAAATATTTATTTGAAAACGCTTGTAGTAAGTATGGCTATCAGCTAAGTACAAGATTACAGGTATTACTATATGGTTCTCAAAGAGCTACTTGATTTACACATTAATATCTTATATTATATATTTATACTTAACTATATAATATGGATTCAAAAGAAGTTTCTAAAAGGTACAGGTCAATCAGAAAAAGTAAAGGAGTTTGTATGACATGTGGTAAACCTAAGGAAGATAATCGAAAAAATAGAGTTACCTGTCAAAAATGTGCTGATAAGTGTGTAGCGTATAATAAAAAAATTAGAGACCAGAGATTGAAGAATAAGCAATGTGTAGAGTGCGGAGATAAAGAGGTTGTAAATGAGTTTAATTATTTAGATTCCAAGAGAGCTAATAAAGAAATTAAGTGTTTAAGATGTTATTTAAAACACTTATCTAGGAATTATCTAGGAACAAATACTAGGTGGGGAGAGCTAAAAAGGTTATATGATAACCAAGGAGGTAGATGCTACTATTCTAATTTACCTATTATAGTAGGGGAGGGAGCCACATTAGACCATACTATACCATCTAAAGGAGGCACTAAAATAACTGAAATTAAAAATTTAAAGTGGGTAGATAAAAATGTTAACTATATGAAAAGAGATTTATCAGAGAAAAAGTTTTTACAATTAATTAACTTAATACATAAGCAGTATGAACCAACAAAATATAGGGCTTCCTAAAATTCAGGATAAAAGAAAAACTAAAACTACTTTGCCAAAGATAAAACAGCAAAGGCATAAAGTTAGGAAAGATTACAATTCATTTAAAAAATAATTTATTAACACCAAATATTATGGGGAAAAACAAGAAAAACAGAAACACATCTAATATGAAAGATCAGCTACCTATTAAAGCATTAACTCCTCCTACTATTAAAAGGAAGACTATGGAGGTACCTGCTCAAGTACATGATAGATATCTTTTAGATATTAATGCTAATGGTGAAGGGCTTAAGTCAATGTTGTATCATACATTTTTTCATATTCTTATGTTTTTATTAGTACCTTTGGCTATTATAGTCAGCAGGGTACTTGGTAGAAGAATAAAATGGTTTAATGTAGGGCCAGTACCAAAAGAAAGATTTATGGCAAACAGAACGGATCAAGTTAGATAATTATTTTAATAATCAATTTTATTATGTTTGAACGAAAGTCAAAAGATACTTTACCTTTAGGAGCTTTAAAGGGTGAAGAAGATTCTAGGGATTATATAGCGGGTCATATTTTAGGAGATATTGATCCTAAGTTTGTAATGCCAGAAGAAGTTAGATTAGATATAGAGGAAGGCAATCAAGGTGCTTTAGAGGAGACTAGAGTGGCTTGTACTTGTTTTGCGGCTTATCATGTAGCTCAAGCAATTAATGAGTTAGAGCACCAACAAGAGCTATCTGTTGATTTTGTAAAAGGTTGGAGATTGCAAAAACATTTAGGTACTGCTTCAGAAAAAGGAGATTATGTAGTAACAGCTTTAAAAAGTCTTGTAAAAAATGGATTAATTACTGAAGAAGGAACATACCCTATTAAAGCTTTTGCTCGTATTAGTTTAGGAAAGAGCACACCAGAAGAAATTAAATACTGGTTAGCTAAAGGGTATCCAATAGTTACTTCAGCTAGAACTACATCTACTAATTTTAAAAGAGCCAAGACAACAGGTTATTGGACAGGATTAGATGGTACCATAAGAGGTGGACATGCTTTCGCTTTAATGGGTTATACAGGTAGTAATAAAGATATTGTAGCCTCTCAGAGTTATGGAAGTAATTATGGATTTTATGGAGATGGTACATTTAGAATTGAAGATAAATTTGTTAAGAATTTAGATAGTTGTTATTTAGTATATGATATGAGAGAAGTAAAGAATATTTTTACAGATGTAACAGAGGATAGCTGGGTAGCTGAGGCTCTTAAATGGGCTAAAGATAAGAAAGTAATAAAAGGATATGAGGATGGTTCTTTTAGACCCGATCAGCCTATGACAAGAGCTGAAGTAGTTCAAGTAATGTATAATTATCATAAAAAATTTAAAAAATAATATGGCAGGAAGAATAGAAATATCGGTAGCGTTAGTAGAAAAAAGAAGGGAGAGAGCCTCCGCATTAAAAATGAAGGGTCTCAGTATTAATAGTATTATGAATCTTGTTAATCAAGAAGCTACTATAGAGCAATGGGGAGTGGTTAGTAGGAGGACTATAATGAGAGATATAGCAGCTTATTTTAGTAAGAATAAATTAACAGGTGTTGAAGCTAATGAGGAGATGTCTATGTTAAGAGATGCTTATATTTCACAGTATGAGGGTCTTATAGAAAAGATGCACATTAAATTATCTACTAAACAAAATTGGAAACCATTTGAAGAGTTTGCAGCTATGGATATTTTAAGAAGGACTCTAGCGGATTTTGCTGAGATAATGAACTGGAATGAAGGAAGAAAGAATACAAATATACTTTTCCAGCAAAATAACATTTTAACTCCTTACGAAAACGCAGCAAATATAGTGAACAAGCCTAAAGAATTAAAAGCTATTTCAGCTCTTTGCGATATGATGCTAGATAAGAGACCTATTGATGAAATTGGAGTTGAGGTGCTAGGTGATAGCTATATAAAAGAAGATACAAATGACAACAATACTTAAAAATCCAAAGTTAGCGGATAATCTTTCAGAAAGGACTGTTGTCTTTCTGCAAAATCATATTGCTAGTTTATCACATACTCAAAAAGACGCTTTATTATTAAAGGATTGGGCTGATAATTCAAATAAGATTTGGAAATACCCAAGAGTGTGTTTTGATACCTTTATTGATAGCCCTCAGTATTTAGGGCTAGTGAAAGAAGGGGGTGCAAGTTTAGTTTATCCAGAAATTAGAAATATATGTAATGCTGTTATAGATGGAGACTATAGAGAGCTTGTAATGGTTGCTGGTATTGGGGGAGGTAAAACAACTGTATTAGAGCTATTAGCTTGCTATTACGCCTATGAACTACTTTGCTACTGGGACCCGCATGGGTATTTTAGTTTACTATCAGATAAACCCATTACTCTAATTAATATGGGTACTACTGCTACTCAGGCTTTAGATAATGCCTTTTCAGGTATTAAGTCTTTTATTAAAAAAAGCCCATTCTTTATGGGTCACACACCAATTATATTACAAGGTAGTATAAGATTCCCAAAACAAAACATACTTTTACTTTCAGGTAATAGTAAAGCTACCACACCTTTGGGATATAATATTTATTATGCAGGATTAGATGAAGCGGCTTTTTATATGGATAATGATAATAAGTGTGTAGCTGAGGATATATATACAGCATTGCAAAGACGTATTGTATCCAGGTTTAAAGATAAAGGATTAGCTCTAATGATTAGTTCGCCTCAGTATGATGGAGATTTTGTTATGAGAAAATTACAGGAAGCCCAACAAGTACCTAAACAAATTTTCTCTACTCATTCGCCTACTTGGAAACTAAAACCTATAAGTGAGGAAGATAAAAAAGATATATTTTATCTTAACTCTAAGACTAATAAGATTGTAGATACTATTTCACCAGCACAGACTATTTCTAAAATAGGAGACCCGTTTGAGGTAGGAGCTACTATTTGGGAAATACCTAAGCAGTATAAGAGAGATTTTATAGTTGATCCTGAAAAAGCTAAAAGAGATTATGCGGCAGTACCAGGGAAAGCTATTGATGCCTTTATGCCTCAAATAGATTTAATAGAGAAAATGTTTACTGACAGGGAAAGTCCTTTACAAGCAAACGGAAGTTATACTTTTCCTGATGAAGACCCTTTAAGAGCTAATTATTATATTCATGTGGATTTAGCTTTAAACAGACATAATAAAGGAGATTTTGCTGGTCTAGCTATGTGCCATTTTGAGGGATTTGAAGAAGACAAAGAGCTAGGGGAACGTAGAAAGAAAGTAGTAATAGATTTAGCGGAACGAATAGAGGCTGGAGCTGGTGGTGAAATAGATTTTGAAGAAGTTAGAAAAAAGATTTATGTTTTAAAAACAATGGGATTTGCTATTAAGAAAGTTACTTTAGATGCTTTTCAGTGCTGTCGTCGGAACACTAAAATATTAACTATTGAAAATAGTGTGGCGTCACTATATAATAAAGGTAGTATCAATAACCAAAAAGATATGCCTTTAAAGAATGAATCAAAAGTACCTTTACTAGCGGGGGAAGAAAAAAACATACAGGATTTAAAAGAAGGTGATTATGTATATAGTCTGGACAGAGATAAAAGTATTAAAGCGGGGAGGGTTAAGGCGGTATGGTGTTCAGGGCATAAGGAAATATATAGAGTTCATATAGATAATGGAAAGTTTGTAGATTGTTCGGATAATCATCCATTTATGTTACGAGATGGGAGTTATGTTAGGGCGGATAAATTACAAGAGGGTGCTAATTTAATGCCTTTATATAGACAAAGAGAAAGGGTTGGTTATGAAAAAACATTTAATCCTAAAACTAAATCTTATAGACATACTCATAGATTAGTTATGGGGGCTTCTGGTAGGAGCAATATAGTCCATCATAAAGATGAAAATAAATCAAATAATATTCCAGATAACTTAGAGATAATGAAGAACTCAATTCATTGTAAGCATCATTGGACAGAGGAGAGGAAAAGATTAACTAGTAAGCAAAGAAGTATATCGAATAAATTAATAAAGCCTCGTTTAGGGACTAAAACTAGTGGGCAGGGAAGAAAGAATCTTTCAGAAGCGAGTAAAAAGATATGGCAAGACCCTAAACATAGAGCAAAAATGATGCTTAGAGATACGGCACATCATGGGGAGGACCATCCACAATATGATAAAAATTTAACTATAGATATTTTACAGCAATATAAAGATAAAAAATTAGTAGAGGTATGTCGTATATTAAATACAACTCCTCGTAAAGTACGAAATCGTATTAATACTTTAGGGTATAAGACTTGGAAAGAGTTTAGTAGTTCTCCTGTAAATCATCGAGTAGTTAAAGTAGAAAAATTAAATATTCAAGACGAAACTTGGGATATTGAAATAGAGGGAACTCATAATTTTGCTACTTCGGCGGGAGTATTTGTCCATAATTCAGTTGATACTATTCAGATTTTAAAGAAAAAAGGAATAAGAGCAGAGTATTTATCAGTAGATAGAGGGATAGAGCCTTATCAGACTCTAAAAGAATGTATTTATGGGGGTAATATACAATGTCATAAAATGGATGTACTTTTAGATGAGCTAAGTAGGCTAGAAATAACTAAAGCCCAAAAGGTTGACCATCCGCCTGGTAGTTCTAAAGATGTAGCAGATGCGGTATGCGGAGCGGTATATATGTGCGTAAAAGAATCTGGAGAAGAGATGGGAATGTCAGCAGGTGCTTATTATCCTAAAAATGAGGGAGAAAGTGCATCTATGGGAGTGCCAGAGAGTAAAGAGGATTATTATAGACGATTAGAAGAATTAAATAGTAAAGGATTATTGGCATAAATTGCCAAATAGAATATATTATGTTAACTTTTATATATGAAATTATACAAATTTAGTGATATTAAAGACCTGAATACAGCTATGAAAACTTTCTCAGAAGATGGAGTTAGAGTCGTATATACCCAAATAAAAATAGTAGATAAAGAAGAAAAATATTATGTATTTACTGATGAGTATTCTGTATATAGAGGTACAAAATTCTCTAAAGATAATAATTTTTAGTATATGTTTAAACCCAATTAGATATGAAAAAACCAAATGTTATCCAAAAAGCTTACAAAAGCTTAACTGAGCTATTCTCTTTTACTAAAGATGGTCAAAAGAAAGCTATTGCTACGTTAGGAGGAACAGGTGTTTCTTACTTTGGAAGATTACAAGACCCTTCAAAAACAGGGCTAAAAAAACCAACGAAAGTAACTTTTAATCAGTTACGGGAAGCAGCTAGGTATGATGCTATTATCAGAATTTGTGTAAATGTTATTAAGAAATCAGTTAGTCAAGCAGAGTGGGCTATAATCCCAAAACAGGAGAGAAAAGAAGTTAATAAGGCTCAAGTAGATCAAGCTACTAATTTATTTGAAACGATTAATAATCGAGGAGAGAATTTAAGACAAGTATTAGATATGGTATTAGAAGATTTATTAGTATTAGATGCTGGAGTAATTGAGAAAGTTTATAATGCTAAAGGAGAGATAGTAGAATTAAATGCTGTAGACGGAGCTACTATCAGACCTAAAATGGATAAGTATGGAGATTTAGACCCGACTAGTGCTTATGTGCAAGTGATAGGAGACAAAGTAGTAGCTGAATTTGCATTAAATGAATTAATTTATATGGTGCAAAGTCCGCAAAGCGATATACGATTGTATGGGTATGGGATGTCGCCTATTGAGAGTATTTTATTACAAGTACAGGCAGCTTTAAATGCTGATCTGTATAATGCTGAAATGTTTTCTAAAGATAATATCCCTCCAGGTATGTTAGATTTAGGGGATATGTCCCAATCAGAAGCACAACAATTTATATCTGTATGGGATGCCACAGTAGTCGGTAGTACTCAGAAGTTAAAATTCCTTTGGGGTGGAGGAGAAAAAAATAATAAAAAGTATATTCCTTTTAACCAAAATAATAAAGATATGCAGTTTGTGGAATATACAGATTGGCTATCAAGAATTAAATTAGCTACTTATGGTCTTACAGGAATGGACGCAAATATTACTCAAGATGTTAATAGGGCTACAGCAGGTGTTCAAGAATCTGTTACAAGTTCTAGAGGTGTAGGAAGTATTTTTAAGTTAGTTGAGGAGTATATTAATAGAGAGATATTTATGCCAATGGGATGGGACGATATACAGTTTAAATTTCAAAAGGCTTTAAATATTTCCGAAAAGAAACAGCAAGCAGAAATAGATAAAATTTATGTAGAGGCAGGAATTCTAGACCCAGCAGAAGTAGCTATCAGAGAAGGATTTGAAATACCTGAACAAGATGAAGAAGAGATAGATTACTTAGCACCAGCTCCCGAAGAAAAGATTGAAGGTAAAGAAGATGTGTTAGTGCCAGAAGAAAAGAAGTCTCACTCACATAATTTTAAACCTTTATATGAATAAACTTGTACAAAAACAAGTAGAAGAAGATGCAGAGTTTTTTGATACTTTAGAAAGTACTCCTGAGTTTAAAAGAATGAAGAAGTTAATTGAGAAAGCTTTATTAGACCAATGGAATGATGTTCTTTTTTCAGGAATAATAAATACTATGTTTAATAAGTATAAGGATTTTATTGTAAAGGGAGGCAAGAAGATACAGATTAAAAAGACAGTTGCTAAAGCTACTAATGAAGAAGAATTAGATGAAGCCATATTGGATAGCTTACAGCAGGATAAATTTTTAGTAGGGGAAAAGGGTATGAAGATGAAACTTTATTTAGCTTTTCTATTAACTTTAGTAAAAACTAATATGAAATCTATTGGTAGTTATTATGATTTTAGAAAGAATATGAATACTTTCTTAAAAACAATGGCAAATAAAGGAGGGCAAGACATAGTATCTGATATAAAAACGCCTAAGCCTATTAAATTTAGATTATCTAATGTTGCTCTAAAAGCAAAAATAACAAAAAGAGTAAATGTATTAATAAAAGATTTAGACAAAGTTACTAGAAAAATTTTAGTGAGACATTTAGCTTTAGGTATTAAGAATGGAGAAACAAAAACACAAATAATTAAAAGGCTACAGAAAACAGGAAAGCAATTTTCAAAGACTAGAGCAAAAAGGATAGTAGATACAGAAACAGAAGCGGCAGCAGAATTTATGAGATATGAGACCGCTAGATTAAATGGAGTTACTACGAGAACTTGGGAAACAGCGGGAGATGATAGAGTTTGTTTTCCAAAAGATACTCAAGTAGTTACTGATAGAGGGGAGAGGGGGATACAAGAACTTAAAATAGGAGATAAAGTATTGACTCGAAACGGTTATAGAAAAGTTACTGCAACTAATAAAAGAAAATATAGTAAGAGTATGACTAGTATAACTACAACTAAGGGGAAGCTAGTGTGTACTAGCGATCATCCGATTTGGGAAAAAGGTTATGGTTGGTTATGTGCGGGAGATTTCAATGTTGGAGATTTCGTTAAGTCTAAGGAGAATAAATATTTCAGGGTGGATAAGGTGAGTAATTTCAGTATCAAGTATGCGTACAACTTTCCATCCATTTTTTATAAGAAAATTATTTTTCCTTTTATCTCTTTGTGCATTAGAATGCCAATATGCTCCATCTGCTTCGAGAGCAATTTTATATTTAGGCAAAAGAAAGTCAACACTATATCTTCCGACTTGTCCTTCTTGGATAAAGGGAATACCAAGTTTGTACAGACTAAGCCTGAAGAGCTTTTCAAGAGAAGTTTCTCCAGTAAATTTACGGTAGCACGAGAAAGAGCAAAAACGCCTAATATCTTTTGCATAAGGCATTACTCTAAATTGTTTAGCACATTGCTCACAAGTTTTATAAGTAGGAGGACGATAACATTTTTCAGAGCAATATGTTTGTATTCCTATTTTATCTCTAAAAACTTTTTTACATCTTTTACAAATAATGTTTCCCATATTTATCCAACGACAGGCGAGGCTACAAACTGTATACCTATGAGAAATACTTTTATTAATTTGAAAAGATTTAGTACATACAGGGCATATTTTAGTAACCTTTTTAGGAGTTCTAGCTTTTTTATAACATTTAGAAGAGCAGTACTTTTCATTTCTGGCTACTCGACTTTTGTTAAGATAAAAGGATTTATTACACCCCTTACAGAGGAGAATCTTACCTTGTTTAGTGCTTTTGTGATAACATTTAGGAGAACAATAGGCATTTTTTCCTCTTATTTTCTTTTCTTTTTTAATGGCTTTACCACATTGATAACAGATATATTGGAACATGCCACACAATTAAGGATTGATTTACTTATAGTATATAGTAGATTGTTAGGCAAATCAATATTTGTTTATGACATACAGGTAGAAGAATACCCAGAATTTTATGCAAATGGGATACTTGTACATAATTGTCCTATATGTGCTCCCTTGGATGGAGTTACTAAAAAAATGAGTCGTAATTTTAATTCAGGAGATTTTTCTGGTAAGTATCCACCAGCTCATGCAGTATGTAGATGCTCAGTTACTTATGATATAGAAGGTAATGAGGCGAGTAATTTTGTATTAAAAAGAGGGGTATTTGAAACTATTGATGATTTGTTTACAAAAGCGAAACAATTAATTTTTTATACTCCTATAAAGACTACTGCAATAAGTGTTGTTAATCCTAATGCGGTATGGGCAGGAGGCAAAACTTTAATAGGTCCCGATAGAGGTATTAGTAAGTTTATTGAAGATATAAAAATATTTAGAGATTATAAGAGAAATTTAAAAAATATATTAATAATGAAAGAAGGGAAATTGGTAGTGGATATATTAAGAGAACAATCAATTTTAACTTTTGGAGTGGATAAGATTTTAGTAGATGCAAGAGATAAATTAACAGATGAAGGATTTGTTCAATTAATCAGGAGTTTTGGAGTTACTAAGAAGATACCAAGTAAAAATATAACTTAACATAACAATATGGAAGACTACAGGTGTTTAAATTGCAAAACCCTACTTTACAAAGCTGCGGGAGATATAGATGTTGAAATTATATGTCCAAAATGTCGGAGGGTTAACTACCCCAACAGAGGAGACCAAGGAGTTGGGTTGAGAGGAATTGACTTTTTTAATAAAGCCAGACAGCTCTCATGCAATGGTTGTAGTAGACCATTATTAAGTTTTATGGGGGTAGGTTTTGTTGAAACTAAATGTAGATATTGCAAAACTGTAGTAGAGTATGGTAGTGTGAAGAATGTAAAAAGTTAAGAAAGAGAAAAAAGTATTGCTATTTATTATAAATATAAATATACTGAACTCGTAAAGTAGGGCAAAGCCCCGAGGACCTCAAGAAGGCCACAAGCATAAAGTTATATAATACTGTTATAAAGCTATTCTGTACGTGGCCTTTTCCTTTATATAAGGTAAGGCAAGAATATTTCAATATTTTAAGCCCACCTTTATGTTTAAATTATCAATACCGATTACAAAGTCATTTCAGAAGAAGAATGGCAAATTTATTGTAGAAGGAATTGCTTCAGACCCAACAATAGATAGAGATGAAGAAAGATTTGATGAAGAGGCAATAGCAAAAATGGTTAAGGGAGTAAATGGAGGTAGTTTACCTATTAGAATTGAGCATGAAGATAAAGTTTATACAGATGTAGGTACTTGGACAAAAGCGTCAATGGTTGATGATAAATTATATGTTAAAGGGGAAATAGATACTGAGATGTCACTAGGAAAAGATATTTCAGTTCTTTTAAAAAGAGGCACTCCTTTATCATTATCCGTTGGTGGTAAGGTTCTAGACGCAGTTTATGAATATGTAACTGAGTTAGGAAAGAATATCAAGATATATAAAGATGTAATTCTTGAAGAAATATCAGTAGTTAAAAACCCTTCTAATTATAATACTTCCCTAGCAATGGCTAAGTCTGTTGATTGGGAGAAAAGTAAAGACGAGGTTGAATACACTACACAAGCACAGCAATTGATTGATACATATAAGAGTATAAGTAAAATTGATGCTGATAAATTTGTTGAAGTATCTAAAGACGAGGAAGAAGTAAAAGCGACAAAAGATAGCTTTAATACTTGGATGGCTGAAGTAGAGCCTAAAGTGATTAGTCTTTTTAAAGATTATTATGAAGACGAATGTTATTGTGAAGATGAGTATAGAGGATTAACTCCTGAGGATTTAAAACTTATTGCTCAGTTGACTACTATATTAAGTGAAGTTGATTTACCTGATGATAATACATGGCCTGCAATATTTGATGATGATGCTTATTGGGAGAATTTAACAGAAGAGATGCAAATTGTTTTATTTAATAGAACAATGACAATGCCTCATCATAATACAGACTTTAGTGTTAATAAAGAGTTATTACTTTATCAATTAAAGAAAGTCGTTGACGGAGTTGGTTGGTATACACCTAAGGAATATACAGCTATCGTTAATCATTTATATATACATTTAAAAAAGTTACAAATTGTTAAATCTAAAACTATGCTTGAAAAACCTAAAGACAATATGAGCGATATTAAAAAACATATCGCAGAACAAGATATCAGTAAGGAGCAATTAAACTTGTTACAAAGTTGCCATAACTTCTCCGTAGGCAAAACAACAGTAGTACCAAGTAACGAAGGCAAAGAAATGACAAAGGAAGAAATTGCCAAATGTTTTGAAGCTTATAAGGAACTGTTGAAAAGCCCACATTTTAATCAAATTATTAACCAATCAGAAACTATGGATAAAACAACTAAAAAGGTTGAAGAAAAAACTGAAGTAGAAGAAACTCCTGTAAAGAAGGAAGAAACTACTGAAGAAAAAACTGAAACCACTGAGGTAGAAAAAGCTGACTCTGCAACAGAGGAAGAAGAAACTACTGAAGAAACTTCTGAAGAAAAAGCTGACTCTGAAACAGAGGAAGAAGAAACTAAAGAAGAAGAAGTTGAGGAAGAAAAGGAAGAGGAAAAAGAAGAAGAAGTTGAGGAAAAGGAAGAAGAAACTACTGAGGAAGAAGCTCCAGTAGAAGATGCTGAAGTTGAGAAAAAACTTACAAAAAGCATCACAGCGAACGTGGAAAAAAGTATGGTAGCAAGGTTTGATAAATCTCTCAAGAAATTGACAGAAATTGTAGACGTTCTTGTTACAAAGTCAGAAGATGTTACTGCTACAGAGGACATTAACGGTCTTAAAAAAGACATAGGAGCTATTAGTGAGACTTTAGAATTAATGTCTAAAGCTTCATTAGGTCGTAAATCTTACGCTACTAACCAAGTGGTTGAAAAATCATTTACAGAAGGAGCGTTAAATAAGACTGAGCAAGAACAAATTGATGCTGGCATGAAAAAAGGCGACACTTTTACTGAAGCTTATAAAGCAGTATTGGCTAAAAGAGTCTAAGCCTAAAAAATATTAATATTATTATTATAGTAAAAATTATATAACAACTTAAATTATGGATCTAGATCAAACATTAGCTAATGTAAAGAAAACACTATCAACTCCTGTTTATATACAGGGTGCGATTATCACAAGAGAAAACCTTTCAGGATTTGTTAACAGACTTACTGAAAAAGAAACGCCTATTAGAGACAGATTAATGCGTAAACCTGGTAGCGGACTTGCTGCTTCATGGAATGTTCTTACAAGTATGGGTGTAGGTAACTCTCCTTTTGCGGAAGGTGGTACACCGACAGAAGACGCTTCAAACTACGCTAGAAGAAGTGCTATCTATAAAGAATTAGGTAAAACTAAATCTATTACAGATAAAATGCTTGCGGCAGGTAAGACTTTCATGGATCAAGAAGCTGAACAAACAGAAGTAGCTATGAGAGAAGTAATTCAAGACGAGGAAAGCTTGATTGTTACGGGAGATAGTGGAGCAGTTGCTACCCAATTTGATGGGTTAGACACACTGATTACTACTAATCTTACGAATGATAACAACAACGCGCTTGGATTCAGAACTGACTTGCTTGATGCTGAGATCAGCAACCTTATTAATACTTACGGAGTAAGACCTACAGCAGTTTACTGCTCATACGGTATGAAACGTGCTATTAACCAAAGTTTAGCTGGTGATGTTCGTGTTAACATCAACCAAGGGCCTCAAACAGAACTAGGAACTGGATTAGACATTACTTATTACCAAAGTATGGTAGGTAAATTACCTATTGTAGCTTCATTTGGTATTGCAGACGATACTACTACATACGCAGGGTTCACAGTAGGTAGTATTTATATCGTAACAGAGAAATGGGCTGGTTCTGAAGTTTTATACATGGAAGATTTATATGGTTTAGGAAAATCAATGCTTGACAGAACAGGAGCAGCGATTAAATTTATGGTAACTGAGGCAACAGTATTAGTGTGCCGAGCAGAAGAATTCCAAACTGTAATTTCGAATATTAGAATTGCTTAGTAGAATTTGTCAAGGGGGTGGGTAGTATCTACCCCCATTGGCACAAATATTTAATTAAACATTTTAAACTATGAATAGAACGCTAAGAAAGCTATCACAAATTTTAGGTGGTATAGGAAAAGATTATATTGTGGATACCGTTCAAGGAGGGTTTCCCGTTATACAGTCAATGATTGATGTAGAAGCTGCGGAAGCGGCTGATGTGTTAACATCTACTGTATTAGCGGCAGCAGTCACTACAACGGTTGACGGATTAAGCGGAGAGCCAGATGCCTATAGATGTGTGTCTGTTACAGGTAATCAAGGTACAGTAGCAGGTACAGTAATTGTTCGTGGGTATGATTGGTCTCGACAAGTAGTAGAAGATCACATAGTTGCCTCAGGGGTATCTACTGTGGAAGGAGTAGTTCCATTTGATGAAGTATTTGAAGTTGTTCTACCTGCAAGGGTAGCTTTGGCAGATGCAATTTCAGTAGGTACTTCAGACAAATTAGGAGCGTATCGACCTGTTAAAGATTTTGCGGATATTAGTTGGATTCAATTAGAGAGAAAAGCGACTGGTGTAGGTGCGTATTCTGTAGAAGGTGCTCCACCAACAGTTGATTCAGAGTATGGAACTTTCAAACCAAATGGAGGTATAGTAGGAGATGATTCGTTCAAAGCGGCGTATTTAACAGAGTTATTCTAGTCCTATAGTATCCGTCTTTTTACATTAAAGGCGGATATTTAGGAGAGTATATAACTCATTTAACACTCAAAAATATGGCTGAAGGAGTAACAGGCTTTCGATCTATTACAATGACAACAATGATGCAGGACTATAATAGTCCAAAGATAAAAAAGTTTTTTGTCAGTGATGTAGATGGGGACGCTACAGATATATATTATATTCAGGCGGCAGGAGTAGATGGAGAAAAATGTCTTCGTCAGAGGTTATCGTATATTACAGCAAGTGGTATTAAGAGCATACAAAAAGAAACTTGGGAATCTAGCGTATGGAGTAGTGCTTGGGATTTATAAAACAATTAGAGTACCCCGACCTAAAAAAAGTTTTTAGGTTTAGATTTCTGACTACAAGCTAACGCTTGCATACAAAATAATATTTTGATCACAGAAACTATATGAGACAAGTGATACACAAGGGACAACACCTTTTAAGACACAAAGCGGAGGAAGTAGGCTATCTGAATGCTACCTTAGGAGCTAGTATTAAGACTGTTAAAGACGCATTAGATTTGTTTGCGACTCTTAATATTAATTTTAGTTGGAAAGACCCCGTAGCTACTAAAGCGGCTTTACCTTTAACAGGAAATACTTTAAGTGATGCTAGAATGGTTCAAGATGATGGAGATGGTAATACGTCTTTGTATGTTTGTATAGCTACTTCAGGAGATGTTGATGCACAATGGCAGAAAATAGCGGATGTAGATTGGGAAGGAGATATTAGTCAATTACAGAGTGATGTTTCTACATTGCAAGGTGAAATGGCGGCAGTAGAAATAGATGTTTTCGGGCTACAAAATGCAGTTAGTATATTACAGGGAGAGATGACTGATGTTCAGGAGGAAGTGATAGATAAGATGACGCTTACAATTAATGATGATTTATCTGGGTTATTATATCTTAGGGTTGGTGTTGGTAGTAAGATAGAAAATAGAACAACAAAATAATTTAATAACTTAATTTATGAGACAAGTAATACATAAAGGGCAACATCCATTGAGGCATAAATCGCAAGACGTTAATTATACTTATGCAGGACTCCCTTCATTAAAAACTGTTAAAGATGCTTTAGATACCGCTTTAGGAGTATCTTCTACATCTTGGAAAGCTCCAGTAGCCGATAAACCTTCCTTACCTTTGGCAGGTAATTCTATTAATGATGTTAGGGCAGAACAGTCAGGGTCAGCCATTTATCTATGTATTGCTACGGCAGGTGTTGTAGACGTACAATGGCTAGAGATTACTAGTCCAGGAGCGACATTTGATTTAGGAACGCCAGACGGTGCAATTTTAAAGAAGACAGGAGCTAATACAATGGGAGAAGTTACAGCTATACCAGAAAGCTTAATTGTAGCTAATCATGCTCTTTCAAGTTTTACTAATGATGCAGGGATACAAGAAAAAGGAGTAACATTAAATGCTTTTAATTTAAATTGGGCTTTTAATAGAAATTCGGATGACCCTACTTCACAAAATATTACTCCAATTTCAGGAGCTTCTTGGACTAATCCAATTGCAGTGGCTTTGAGAACTATATCAGTAACAGGCGCGGCTTTAACAGCTCAACAAATTTATACTTTTGCGGGAGTTGGAGATGATACTACAGTATTATCAGGAAGTACGACTGTTTATTTTAGAAGTAAAAGATATTGGGGACCAAGTGGTACTGTATTAAATGCTTCAAGTACAGGAGCACAAGTTAGAGCGGCTCTTTCAGGAAGTGAATTTGGTACATCTAAAGCAGTATCAAAGACTTTTGATGCTAGTGCGGGTAATCAGTATTTATACTTTGCTTATCCGAAATCTTGGGGAGCACCTTCAGGTACTCTTTTTGGAGGATTTGAATTCTCAGATTATACTTTATATACAATAACTAACTTTGAGAATGCTAGTGGTCATACTGAAGATTATTATCTTTTGAAAACAAATGGTCAATATAATGGTTCAAGTTTGAATTGGGAAATTTATTAGTAACTAAACAGTATGACGTTAATTCAAGGAATAAATGTAGGTGCTCCTGTAGTGCCTTACGACTCAGCAGATAACCAGGCTTCCCATAGAGCAACTTATGGTGAGGGAGGTTTGCGAACAGTTACAAATAACACAAATAGAAACGCCATTTATGGTAATAGGTCTGAAACTGGAATGATGGTGTATGTATCAGATGACGATAAATACTACAAATTAAAAAGTGGCTATACACCAGGAGGATTAGTAGATGCAGATTGGGAAGAATTAACTTTTGGAGGTACTTCTTATTGGCAAAGAACTGGTACAAATTTAAGCCCTCTTAATTTAGGTGATGATGTAGGTATTGGAACAGCTACTCCAGGTGAAAAATTACAAATTTATGGAGATAAAGCAGGTATGCTAGTTTGTGGTATTGAGAATCCAAGTAGTGATGCTGGGGTTGTAGTTGGTTCTTTATATAAATTAACTAATGACGATTCTTTTTGGGCTGGAATAATGTTACTTAATAGTGGGTCTACTATAGGATCAGGTGCTTTTGCTAATTCTTTTGCTGTTTATAATCAAGGATATGCGGATACTGTTTTTGCTGTAGATGGTAATAAAGATTTTGTATTTTATTCAGACCCTTCAGATAGTCATGATTTTTCTTCTTTAGCAAATGAAATCGCAAGATTAAAGGCTTCTGGAAAGTTTGGTTTGAGCGTAGCAATACCAAAAGCAGGGTTGCACGTAGCAGACGGGGCTACTTCAAATATAACTGAGGGATTATTAGGGGAAATGGCGATATCTAGTGCTACAATGCCTAGAATTTGGTTTGAAGATACAGGAGAGGGGGCAGGAGACAAGGTAATGGCTATTAGTTATTTTAATGAGAGAATAGAAATTTCATCTTTAAATGATGTAGGAGACACTTATGATAAACAAGGTATTTTAGTAATTGATAGAGATAATAAAGTAGGTATTGGGGAAACTTTCCCTGAGTATCAGTTAAATTTAGCATCCGCAACAGCGGACAATGCTATTATTTCACTTGACCAATATAATGATGACAGTAATCGTCCTCCTTATATTTATCTTAGAAAATCGCATGTAGATAATATTGAAGGTTTGGTTTCTACTATAGATGAAGAGATGTTAGGAGGTATTTATGCTATGGGTGTAAATTCTTCAAATGCAAGAGATTTACAAGGCTCTGCTGGTATTTTATTCAGGCAAGTAGGAGCGGCTGGTACTTATGTAGGAGGAGAAGTTATATTTAAAACTAAAGAGAGTACTGACATGGTACTAAGGAATAGAGTAGTAATTTCTGACACAGGTTTAGTGGGTATTAATACATTAACCCCAGATTATGCTTTATCAGTAGTAGGAGATGATGCTACTACTAGTTCTATAGAATTACAAAGATATAGTAATAATGTTGGTGGTTCTGCTTTTAGGTTTAGAAAATTTAGAGGTACTATTGGAAGCCCAGCACAAGTACAAGATGATGATTTAGCAGGAACTTTAAATTTTGCAGGTTATATAGATGGGGATATGAGAGATTTGGCATATTTTCATGCTCTAGTAGACGGTACGCCTTCTGCGACAAGTTACCCTTCAAGATTTGAATGGTGGACGACTACAGAAAATTCTGTTAGTCCCGATAAGAAAATGGTTTTGACTAATGCTGGTCAACTAGGGTTAGGTACAGCTACACCAGTAGCAGATAGTGAAGTAAATGGTTCTATTGGTTATAAAGTTACAACTGTCTCTGCAACTACTTATATTATTTTAGTTACAGATAATACTATTGAGGTTGATAGAACTGCGACTGATTCTGTTATTTTATACTTACCTAGTGCGGCTCTGTGTTATAATGCGACTGACGGCATAGGAATAAGATTTTTAATTAAAGATACAGGGTGTAATGCGGCATTAAAGAACATTACTATACAAAGAAATGGTAGTGATACTATAATTAATACTGCTCTAGCGCAAACATCACATCTTGTAAGTACTGATGGAGCGAGTGTTTGGGCACAAGCTATCAGTGCTACTGAATGGATAATATGTTAATAATTTTAATTTATATATATGGGAATGAATGAAAGATTAAATACTAAAGAGGATATGGTTATTACTGAGGGATTATTTTTAAGAGAAAATATCCCTAGTGATTTAGATATGCTTTATGAAAAAGGGATTGTTAGAAATGGGTTAGATTATTATTTTACATTTTCAAGTGGAAGTGTAACTCTAACTCCTGCTTCAACAGGTTTTGAAAAATTAGCTATTGTGCAAAAAACTAAAAATTCTAGTGCGCCTCCAGCTATTAAAGATGGGCCAGAAGTAGCGACTTCTACAACAAACATTGCGACAACATCTTCTTCACCTACAGTAAGACCTTTATTTGTTAATGGAGCACCAGATATTTATAGGTATCATGGTTGGAGATATGCTAATACTAGCGGGACAAATCTTAAAATAAATTACCTAGAAACTAATTCAGAATCTAATTCAGGTACTATCGATATTAGTTTATATGCGGTACCCGATGATGGATTTAATAATCCTGATTGGGCTAATAAGGTACTTATAGAAACAAAAGTAGGAGTAGGGGCAGGAACATTAACACAAACTTGGGCTGATTTCAGTATTGATCTTGATAATGGAAGTAATGTATGGATTGTTTTTATAGGTTCAAATGCTTCCGATACTGATTCAGATTGGAATTTATATTGTGCTCAATCAGCGACTACGACTTTAGCGGCTGGAATAGCTACTATAAGTAAAATATCAGATGATAGCGGAGCTAATTGGAGTGCGGGTTTACCTAATAATGGTTCTTGGAAAACAGCTAAGTCAGGAGGGGTATCTTTAGTTTACCCAGATGCAGATACAGATAATGTTAATTTGTCTTATATAGGAGATTTGACAACGCCTATTGATGAGAATACTGATGATGTTGTGGTAGATGCGCCTACGGGGACTGAAGTACAATTTTTACCGATACACAAATATAGACTTTAAATTTATCAATAATTAAATAGTATGACTTTAATAAGTGGAATAAATGTAGGAGCACCAGTAGTACCATACGATTCTGCGGATAACCAAGCCTCCCATAAAGCAGTTTATGGAGAAGGGGGTTTAAGAACCGTTGTGGATAATACGGCTAGAAACGCTATTTATGCAAATAGGGCTGAAGTAGGGATGATGGTTTATGTTTCAGATGATGATAAATATTTTAAATTAAAAAGCGGTTACACGCCTGGAAGTATTGTTGATGCCGATTGGCAAGAATTAGCTTTGGGTGTTGAAACTTATTGGCAAAGAACATCAACTTTTTTACACCCATTAAATGCTGGAGATAGTGTTGCCATACCAAGTGGTAAGCTTTATGTTGGAGAAGCTGTAGATGCAGCAGCAGATTTTTCTGGAGCGACTGCTGTATTTAATCATACAGATACAGGATACATTAATCCTATAAATGTGGGTGCAGTTGGAGCAGCTACCTCTGGCGCTGTGGAAGGGGCTGGGCTATTAGGATTTGGAGCTGCTAGTGGTATTGTTGCGGCAATGGGTGTTTATGGGCAAGCTGGGGTGAGTGATGGTGCTACCGATACAGGAGAGGCGCATGGGGTTCATGGGGTAGCTATTAGTGGTAGGACTAATGGAAATAATATTGGTGTATATGGATTTGCTACAGGTTCTTCTGTAGCAGATGATAATTATTCTTTTTATGGTTCTGGAGGAAGATTATTTAATAATGGTAAAGTATTAATTTCGCATGAAACAAGTGTTTCAGGTTTTGTGGGAGTAACTTTTGACTTTACGCATTCAGGACTACACAACCAACCAACCGCCTTTACAGTAAATCTAACCAATCAGACTAATGCTAATGCTAGTATGCTTGGTCAGAAGATTAATATTGACCCTCAAGTATCTAATGCTGGTTTAAAGGCTGATACTACTGGTTTATTTATAGAAAATATATCGGCGGCAAATACAGGTGAAAGTGCTCTTAAACTTGGAGGCCCTTGGAAATATGGTATATATTACTATACTGATGAATCTGGAGTGACAGATGTTCTTGCTCCTCAGTCAATTTATGTATATCAAAAAACATATACTGGTGGAGCTAGTGCTAAAGGTTTAAATATTAATGTAGTAGATGGAAGTGCGGCAGGAGCAGATTCTTTAACTGGGTTAAATCTTATACTTACAGCGAAAGAAGTAGGCACTACTATTAGAGGTATAGATTTAAACCAAAATGGAGTGACTCCTGACACAGCGGCTACTGGTATGAGATTGTTAGGAGATTGGATTTATGGAATACAATTTTCAGGTGATTTTAGTACAAATGTTATTACAATGACTACATCCACACCAACCTACGCTATTAATATGGGAGCGGGTACTGGTGGTGGTATTCATATATTAAATGCAGTTAATACAAATGCGGTAAACGCTTGGGGTATTCGTGTTAAGAGTTCTGGTCAAACCAATCTTAGTTCACCTTCCAGCAAGTCAGGTAGTATTTGGGGAGAAAATGACCACGAAGATGGTGTTGGTGGGTACTTCAGTAATACTGGTATAGCGGGAACAGGAGTCGCATTAATGGCTGTTTCTACTAACAATATATTATTCCAAGCAAGAAATAATAGTAATATAGAAGCAGAAATCGGTAATCTAGGGCAATTAGGTCTTGGTGGTGCTTCTGTTCTTAATATGGGTATTAAAATGCAAGGAGATGTTACAGTAATTGCCAATTATGCGGCAGGTATTCAGATGTATTCTAATTTTGAAGATTTAGCGGATAATGATATTTTCTATGGATTAGACATAGCGGCTAATTTCTCTAATAATTCACATTCAGGAATTGCTTTATATGGAGCTAGAATAATAGCAGGATTGACTCAGCAAGCTTCTTTATTGATTTCAGATGTAGTAACAGATAGTACAGATAAGTATCCAGTTATCAGTTGTTTACAAAGAGATTCAACCGACACTAAAGTAGGTTTAATATCAGGAGATTTAGATGCTACAACTAATAAAATGTATATTGGTGCGGGTTGGGGAGATGATGTTTACGATTCTGTAACAGATATTTATTTTATGGCGGCGGCGGATATAGGGACAAAAGATGGTTCTGCTGTAAATGTTGGTTATATGGACAATACAGCGATAGTAGCAAAAAAAGCATTATGTCTAGACCCATTGGCTACAACAATTACTATGTTTGTAGGAACTACTTTATCTTCTGACAATTCTTATGCTAGAGTGGTAGGTAGTGGGGGTGCTATTACTTTGACAAGTACTCCTAATATTTCGGCTGGTAAATACGATGGGCATATACTTGTAGTGCAAGGGACAGACGACTCTAATACAGTTACTTTCAGAGATGATAATAATTTAGTAGGGTCTACTCTAAGATTAGATGGAGGTGCGGATGCTACGTTAGGAGATGGAGATACACTTATTTTAATTTGGCATTCTTTTTCAGGAGGAAGTTGGTATGAACTATCAAGATCAAATAATTAATTTATAAACTATGGAAATATTTATCAAAGATTGGCTTATACCTTTAGCTACTTTAGGAGGAATCCTTACAGCTATTATTCTGTTTGTTACTAAGAAAGATTCCAATCAAGATATAGATATTTCTACGTTAAACGTAACTGTAAAGAATATGTCAGGGAATGTGGAAAAAATAATGACTAATCATTTACCACATATTCAAGCAAAATTAGAAGATGTATGTGAGAAAGTAATTAGGACTGAAGTTAAATTAGATGAACACGTAAAAAATCATTCTAAAAAAAGATAAAAAACTTGTAAAAGTTAAATAATAGAGTATGCTGAAGGTATTATTTATTAACTAGAATTAATATGTATCTAGTAAAAAACATTACTGATCCCTTAAAAGCTTTTAATGGAGAAAGTATCAAAGACATGAAAGGCAACGAATTACACATTAAAGAAGTTCTTACTAACCAATTAGGTTCTTATTCAGGAAAAGGGGTTACAGGGGATAAGCTTATAAAAGCGTATGATTTGGGATTAAAAATTTATGGTTCTAAAACAGAAGTAGAGTTAGATGATGAGCAAATTAAATTTATTAAATCTGTATTAGAAGCTAATCCTATGTATACTTCTATTGTAGTAGGACAAGTTTTAACTATCTTAGAAAATTCAAAAAAATCTGAAAAAAAAGATGATAAAGAAGAAGTACCTGCTAATAAATAGTTTTCTAAAAATTTAGGTTTATGGCAACAATATTAACTTTAGCTGAATATAAAATAGCAAAAGATATTACAGTAGCGACTTATGACGCTCAATTGACTCTTATTATTGATATGATAAATGAGTTTATTATTTCATATTGTAATAGAGAATTTGGAGTAGATACATATACGGAACAGAAAGAAGGAGTAATGAATAACTTAAGCCAATATGTATTTCAAGTAGATCAGCCCCCAATAACGAGTGTTACTAGTGTTGAGATTACTTTTAAAGGAGTTCCTAGCACACCTCTTTCAGTAGATATAACAAGATTAGATTTATTTTCTAAAGCAGGTTACGCATATTATTCATATGTTTTAAATCCAAGCGTGTCAGTTATTAGACCTGAATATAGATATGATTTTTATTATACTATTGTTTATATAGGAGGGACTGCTGTACCTGGGCCAGTAAAATTGGCGGCTATTATGATGGTTTCAGATACTTTTGAATATTTCACTAGAACGGATAGCATTAAGACAGGGACTAAGACTGACGATTTGAAATCAATTAAGATAGGGGATTATCAAGAAACTTATAAAGAAGGGCATAATACATTATTTGCTAGTATGCACAATACCGAAACAGGAGTAGTAGTTTCACAAACAGTAAGAGATTTATTAGCTCCTTATTTGAATGAGGGGCAAAGTTGGTAAAATAACCTAATAATATTATGTCTTTAACTGAAATTATAGCAAAATATCTTAATACTAAAGTAACTGTAAGAAGGCGTTCTTTAGTGTCAGATGATATTGGAGGATTAACTGAGACTTGGAATAATATTACAACTGATTTAGCAGCTACAATTCAAGCAATGACTACAAGAGAAATAAATGATTTATCTCAGGGTAAAGAATTTTTTGCTACTTTTAAAATGTATTGCCCAAATAATGTAATAGTAATAAAGAATGGAGATAGAATTTACGATGAAGAGACTACAAAAGAATTTGAGGTTGTGGGAGTTGAAGATAGAAAAGCGTCAAGATCAGATGTCACTACAGGACATCACTATAAATTATATTTAAATATTCCTAAAGAAGATAAAACTTAATTATGCCAAGACAAGCTTTAAGTATCAGAATTGTTGGATTAGAACCAATAATCAAAGGATTATCTGTTTTAGGAAAAATTAAAATACCAGCAGCAATAGCTAAAGGTTTAGATCTTAGTAGTAGGTATGTACTTACGAATTTAATACAAAATACACCTGTAGATACAGGGAATTTAGCTCTTAGTGAAACAATCTTTCCAGAGAGCGATCAAAAAGTTTTAGTAGGGCCTGATTTAAGTGTTGCCCATTATGCCCCTTTTGTTGAAAGAGGCCACCACACAACTGGTGGAAGTTTTGTTCCTGGTCAATTTTTTATTGAAAAAACAGCGATTGAAACTAGATCAGGAGTTATTGAGATATTTAATCAATTAATTAAAAACGTAGTATGAGTAGAGATACAGATGAATTAAATAAGATAGTTTATGACGCATTAAAAAATAATGCGGCCTTACTAATTGCTTTAGGAGGTGATGCGACAAAAATAAAACATGCAGGACCAATGAATCTTTCAGAGTATCCTTGTGTTACTTATAAAATTTTAGGAGAAGAAGACAATGCTTACAATTCCGATCAGAAATCTGATATTACTAATACTTATATAATAGTACAATCTTTTTCGACAGACGCTTCACCTAAAGAAGTTTATAACATAAATGATGCTGTTTTTGGTGCCTTAGATGGAAAAAGCTTGTCTAATGCAAGTCTATTAGTATATACTGCATATAGGCAGTTATCTACTCCAGTTTACGAGCCTAGTGTAAAAGTGTGGAGGGTGGACGCTACTTTTAGATTAGTAAATGCCGCTTTATGAATTACTCAAATAACAAAGATAATAGAGATAGAAAATTTCCGTTTTCTAAGTTTATTTTAGGGAGATTTCATAAGTGGACTGGCATAAAAGATGACAATGTAGAAGAAGCTTTAATAGAATTAACAGGGGATACTTATCACGAAATGCGGCGTTTAGTATCACAAGTTTTAGATAAAATAGAGAAGATGGTTGAAGACGATGTATACCCAGGATATTTAAATGGGAAACCTTTGACTACAGATCAAAGAAAGTGTATAAGAGAGATAGGTAATGAAGATTTAAAAGCGTATCTCAGGGTTACTATCACTGACGCATGGAATGATATATTGGATAAACAGAAATATGGAATTGATAAATTGGGTTTAGCTTTAAAACCATATTTAAAACCTAACGAAGAAGATAATGATGTTGGAACTGAACAGTCTGGCAGTAAATCCTAGAAAGATATTTATATACGGAGAGTATATATTCAGGTACGGAGAAGACCTGAAACCAGTACCCTTAGAGGTACCAAGTTATGTAGCAGACATTTTACTTCAAATGACAGGGAGGGTCAGTAGTTGTTGCGGACCGAAAGTACCCCCACCACTCTTTAGAGTAGTGAAGTAATGAGGCGGAAGCGTATGAAATAATTTTTAACACACTAATTTATGGCTATTGACATTACAAATATCAATACCAAAGGAGCAGTTGTGACAATCGGTGGTGTAATACCTCTAGCAACTAATCCAGACGGGGACGGATACTATTGGGGTACAGTTTCAGGAACAGATGTAGGATGTACCGCAGGCGGAGTGACAGTTAGTTATAGTTTTGAAAAGAATGACATTTTCTGTGACCAAACACTTGCTGCCGTTACTAGTTCGATCATTTCGGAAACAGTTGAAGTGGCTTTTAATATGCTGGAAACAGATGCGGCTAATTTAGCGTTAGCTATTCAACAATGTGTTACGGCTACAACTCCTGGTACTGAGGCTAAAATAGGAGTAGGTGGAATTACTACTATTACGTATGTTCCATTGAAACTTGAAATACCTGATAATGACACAGGAAATTTGACTACTTGGACTTTCTTCAAAGTACTATCTAGTGGAATGGAAATTAACTTTGAAAGAGACAATCCTTCTCAAATTACTGTAACCTTTACTGCTTATGCTGATACATCTCACGCAGTAGGACATCAGTTATTCTCAATCCACGAGGACTTAACACCTTAATCTAGGTCTATAAATAACCTGTAATATTTAATGTTATGAGTGATACAAAAAAAGAAACGGAACAATTAGAAACTAAAACTGGGATAACTGAGGTTGTAAAACCAGTAGTAGCTAAGGAAGAAGATTCTAATGTTCCGTTTCTAACAGAGAAAGAAGTTAAATTTCCCTCTTCAGGAGAGACTAGGCTTATTAAAAAGCTGAAAGCAGGAAAGCATTATGAGGCTCAACAAATTTATGCAAATTGGATTAATTCATTGCAGAAGATTTTGTTAAAAGCTCGTGTTGATCTTGATACAGGCTTTGATAAAGAAGGTAAAGCTGATATGAAGAAGCTAACTGATTTAATTGAAAAGAATAAAGAATTAAATGCAGATGCTTTATTGGAAAAAGCTCAAGAAGCGGCAAAAATGCGTATAGCTTTATTATCAGTGTGCTTAGGAGAAACTGAGAAGGAAATTGAAGAAAATTATTATGCAGAAGATTTAGAAGTTTTATTAGATGCTTCTATAGAGCTAAATAATTTTCTTGGAACGCTAAAAAAATCCGTAGCCCCTATTACTGGCGGAGGGGCTTAGATCAAGAAGTAGGAATAATTACTAGTATTCCTAACCCTATTACTGATTTATTTAAGATAATAGTGGATACTCTAGCCAGTAGATATGGTTGGTCATTTTCAGAAATATCTGAAAACATGTATTGGGAAGATGTATATGAGATGTATGAGTTATCAGCGAATACCCAAGTATTAGAGCGAAACGAGAAAATGAAATTTGACTATATGATACATGCCACATCTAAAAAAGCGTTAGACGGTTGGAAGGACTTATCAATACCTTTTCCAAATAGGAGTTGGGTTCCGCCAAAAGAAAATAAGATTGATGATTTACCTCAGTCGTTTAGAAGATTTAAAAATGCTAGTAAAGCATCCCCAGAGCAAGTGAAACGGGCCAAATATGTTAAGAAGCGAGTAGAAGAAAATTATAAAAGAATGATGGCTATACAGCATGGCACCTTAACAGAATAACTAAACTCAAATGGCAGTTTCCGCAGAGACATCAATTATTATAGAAGCGATTAATAGAGCTTCAACAGAAATAAGACAAGTTCAAACGGACTTAATTGGTTTAGGGAAAACTGTAGGAGCTACTAATACAGGGATGGCGGCTTTCAGTTCTAAGTTAAAAAACATAGGAGGACAATTAAGAGGAATAGGTTTAGGTTTAACAGCTTCTTTGACGTTACCTTTGGTTTTATTAGGGAGAGCAGCATTAAAAACTTCTGAGGAATTTGAACAAAGTATTACGAATGCTTTCTCAGTAATGCAAGGGGCTTCTGAAAGTGCTAGAGAGGAGCTAACGCTATTCGCAAGACAATTAGGTAAAGATACTGCTTTTACAGCTAGTGAGGCGGCAGACGGTATATATAAACTAGCTTCAGCAGGTTTAGACACAAAACAAATAATAAAGACTCTTAATCCAGTATTAGCTTTAGCGGCAGCTACTCAATCAGAATTAGCAGATGTAGCAGAACAAGCTACTGTTGCTATGAAAGTATTTGGTTTAGAAGCTACTGAGGCTGAAAGGATTATGGATACTTTTGCGGCTGGTATTGCTAACACAAATTTAAATTTTAGTCGTATCCAAGAGGCTATGAAATTTGCTGCTCCTTCAATGGCGGCATTTGGGAAGACAGTAGAAGAAACAACTGCGGCATTAGGGCTATTTGCCAATGCAGGTATATTTGGAACTAGGGCGGGTACTGGGTTAAGAAGAATTTTATCAAGACTAGCCGATCCAACAGCAGAAATGGTTAAAGTATTTGGTGAATTAGGAATAGCAATGGATGAGGTTAATCCAGCTACTAAGGATTTAGGAGAAATATTTGATGTACTTCAAGAAAGCGGTATCAATGCTACACAAACATTTCGAGCGTTTGGACAAATTGCGGCTACTCCTGTGGTAGCTGTGTTAAAATCTGCGGCAGGACAAGGGCAAGCTGTAAGTGAAGTATTAGACGAGCTTGAAGGAAAAATGGGTAAGACAGGATTAGCGGCTAAAATAGCGGCAGAACAGATGGATACAGTTTCAGGAGAAATGAGAAAATTAAAATCATCCTTAGATGAGGTATTTCTTTCTTTTAAAGAAGATGTATTTGGAGACTCAATTAAAGAATTTATAAAAGATGTTAGAATATTTGTTAATGGCTTAGGGGAAATACCCGCAGCCACTAAAAGAACTATTGTAGAACTTGGTGGATTATTAGCAATAATAGGGCCATTAACTTTATTAATAGGGGGATTAACGGCGGCTATAGGTACTTTACTAACAACCGCAGGAGCTTTAGTAGGAGCGGTAGTCGCTATTTCAGCGGCTTTAATATTTTTCAGGGATAGTGCAATAGCACCACTTATAGCAGTATTAGCTACTTTTGGAGCTAGTTTATTAATAATAAATAAATTAGTAGGGTTTTATAAAGTGATACAAAAATCTGTAGTAGCTATGGCAGTTTATCAAAAAGCTATACAGGCGGGAACGGTAGCAAATTTAGCTTTTGGTAAAAGTTTATTAGCTTTAGCAGTAAATCCTATTGTTTTAGCGGCGGCAGTTATTACTAGTTTAGTAGCTCTGTTTATTAGAGCTAAAAATAAAGCTACTGAATTAGCAGTAGCCAACGAAAACTTAACAGAGTCTTTTAAACTTTTAAGTTCTGCTGGAGTTAAAGCACAGCAAGTCGTTACTCCTTTACAGGATGCTATAGATAAGACTAGAGAAGCTAGTGATGAGGTTAGAAGACTAGAAACACAACTTCAAAAGACTGATTTAGCTTTGGATATTAAAACTCAGTCTTTTGATGATTTAAGAAAACAAATTTTAGATTTTTTAATAGCTACAGGTAGTACTAATGTAGAGATTCAAACTATAACGGGAAATATGAGGTTATTTGGAAAAGCTGTAAATAAGTCTACAGACGATATTAATAAATTTGGTAGTAATGTTGAGTTAACTACCGAAGATTTAGCTGCTTTAGAAAAAGTATCTAAAGCTACAGCAATAACTATATCTCAGAATCTTAGTAAGGCTTTTGATTTTAATGTAAGTACTTTATTAAAATCAGGGGATACTTTAAAAGAAGCTCTGAATAAAACATTAGACGGGGCTAGAAAAGAGCTAGGCAAATTTCCTCAAGATGTTGAGTTAATGTTTGATGCTTTAAATACTCAATTTTTGGCTAGAATAGCTAACCAAGAAGGCATTGGGGCAGCCTATTCTTTTGCTTTTGGTAGAGGTATGACTTCTCAAGATGCTAAACAAAGTTTAGAGTCTGCTGGAGCTACTATATCAGATACTACTATAGGAGCTATTTTAGCTAAAAGTAAGGACATTGAAGAGGCGGGAGAAATTGATGGTCTTTTATTTGCTTTAGCATTTGAAGATGCAGGAGAAAGAGCTGCTATTAGAAGTGCTCCTAACGTATTAGCGGCTACCATAGATGCTTTAGATGCTAAAAGACAAGGTTTAGTGCAAGAAGGTATTATAATAGGTACAGCCACAGGAAATGCAGTTGTAATAGGGCTAGAGAGTACTTTACCTTCTTTACAAGGGGTTACTAGAAGAATAGCTGAAGCTTTAAGTTTATTATCTACTAGTGCTGTAAAAGCTGGTCCAGTAGTTAATACTTTGGTAAAATCTTTAGGTAAAATGGCTGGAATAGAAGTAGTTAATTTTGAGCAAGCTAGTGATACTATGATTGATTTAGCTAAAGGAGCTAATGCGGCAACTGAAGAGCTGGATAACTTGCCACCTGCTATATCAGCAGGAGGATCAGCAGTTAAAGAGGCTACTAAAGAAATGAAAGAAATGTCCAGTTCTTTAAAAAGATTAGGAATATTTGCTGTTAGAGAAGGAGGAAAAATAGTTGATACTTTTGATAGCGTTGAAGAAGGAGTAGAAAAAGTAAAAGATAGATTAGCGGAATTAGATAATAGGCAAGCAGAGTTTGCTAGTAATGCTGATGAATTAGGAATTTCAATTAGAAATGCTATTGCTACAGGATTTGGAGGATTAGAGAACGTAGTAGATGATTATGCCGATGTAGAAGAAGTACTTGTAAATATAACTAAAGAAGTAGAAACCTTACAAAAAGCTCACCAAAAATTTATCGATGACGCTGTATCAGGATTAGATAAATATGGAGGCATTATTCAAGATATAAATAAGGAGTATGATGAATTACTTAATAAAACTTCTGAATCAGCGGCAATTGATATAGTTGAACAATATAATAAAGCATTAGATGACCAAGTTGAGGTAACAGGGCAATTAGCAGAAGCTCAAAAAGAATTGGATAGTGCTAGATCGGAAGGAGATCAAGATTCTATATCACGTTCTCAGGAAAGAGTAGATACTTTAAAAAAAGAAAAAGCAACTTTAGATAAGTTTGTAACTGAATTTAAAAATTTGACTAAGGAAGGGCAAGATTTTAGTGAATCCCTTACTACAGTTCAAGAGAAGATTTCAGAAGCAACTATAAAACAACAAGAATTACTTGAAGCAGGAAAAGAAACTGCGAAGATAGATCAGACTATTGCCGATTTAAGAACTCAAGAATTAATATTATTAGGAAAACAAAAATTAGCTGTAGATGAAAGAGCTATTATAGAAGCACAATTAGCGGAAGATAAATTACAAAGAGATTTATCAGAGATTGATTTTATTGCTTATAAATTAGGTAAAGAGCTAGAAGCTATTAATGCTAAAAGAGCTGAAGAAATAAAAGCACAAGAAGATATTGCAAAAGTTCAAGCGGCTATTTCAGGATTATCTATAGATGAGTTATCGGCTAAAGGATTTAGTGATGATTTTATTGCTGAAGTGAATAAAATTAAAGATGCCTTACAATCTGAAGATTTAGGAGCTGCCTTAGCAGATTTAGGGTTAGATGTAACCGCAGAAGAATTAATTACAAAATATCAAGAAGAAGAGCAGTTAAGAAAAGATTCTTTAGACAGACAATTAGAATTACTTGAAAGAACAAAAGAGCAGGAAGTAGAGATAGCTATAGAGACTAGATTAGAGTTACAGCAACAGCAAGCCTTATTAGAAGAAGATTTAACATTGAGCTACGATAGATTAATAGTCAAATTAAAAGAAGTAGAGGCGGCTGCTATAAAAGCATTAGCGGCAAAAAGAGCGGCTGCTAGTAGCGATAGTTCGGGTAAAAAAGAAGGAGGATTTGGTTTTGCTTCTGGTGGTTTTACTGGGGCGGGTAGTTTAGATAGCGTTGCAGGGCTAGTACACAAAGGAGAATGGGTTGCGCCTAATTGGATGGTAAAGAATTTTAGACCTATGATTGACTTACTTGAAGGAGTAAGGCAAAATAAGGCTAGAGGATTTGAAGAAGGAGGTATGGTTGGAGGAGGAACTACATTTAATACACCTGTTAATATGAAAAACATAATTAGCTCTCCTATGGACTTTAATAGTATAGCTAGAAATATTAAATGGCATTTGCGAACCCACTGATAATCTATATAATTATATAGATGAATAAAACAGGAAGAAAAATTGGGCATGAAGTTACTAAAGCTACAAGACTTAAAATGAGTTTAGCAGGGAAAGGTCGCAAAGCTTGGAATAAAGGAATACCTATGTCAGAGGAAGCTAAACTTAAATTGAGCAAAACTAATACAGGAAAAACATGGAGTGAGGAGCATATCAAAAAGAGGTCTATAAGCATAAAAAAAGCACACTCTACTAAAGGGATGAGGAAGAAAAAAAGTTTATTGCAAAAAGGATCAAAAGGGTCTAATTGGCAAGGAGGTATAACATCTATGAATATTTGCGGGAGGAATACATCTAAATATAGGGATTGGAGAGAAGAGGTGTTCAAGCGAGATAACTATGAATGCCAAGAACCAGAATGTAAGAGCAAGAGAGGGAGTTACATAGAAGCTCATCATATAAAATCTTACTCGAAACACATAGAATTAAGGTATGATATAGGAAATGGTATTACATTATGCAAAAAGTGTCATAGCAAAACAATTAAAAAAGAAACACATTATGAGAAAAAATATTTTAAACTACTAGCATTATGAGGGGCTATTCGTACACTTTCACAAATAACTTTACAGGACAAACCTTTAGCATAGGTTTAGACGAGGTAGGTAATGAAGTATGTCAGTCTTATAATGGATTGCTTTTACAAGAGTATCCTGTATTTGAAGCAGAGATTAGAAATGAAGAGCAAGACAGAGCTGGTCAGCATGGTATTTGGGACTTTTTTAGTTTTTATGGAAAAAGAAATGTTACTCTATCAGGAGTTATTTTAGCGAGTAGTTGGTCAAACTTAGTTCATTTACAAAACTTAGTTAAAGAGACACTATCATTACCAGCACAGCCTATACAGGGGACTAATGATGGTTATGTAAATTTAAAATGGACAGATGCTCAAGGAATAGAATGGAATATGAATGTGAAACTTACTCAAGACCTTCAGTTTAGTCGTCCAAGTGGAAACCGATTAAGAAGTACATTTTTTATATCTCTAAAATCAGATAGCCCTTATATATTATCTACTACTGAATATTCAGAAGCTTACTATAGAGGATGGAGACAAGGGTCTATGCCTTTACCAGCTTATTTACCAGCATATGTAAATACAGTTTATAATGAAGTAGTTAATATTTACCAAGCGGGTACTGGAGATTCTCCTGGAACATATAGAGTATATGGCCCAGCTACTAATCCAGTTTTAACAAAATTGACTGAAAATTTTGCAAGTGAAACGGTTATATCAGATTTTACTGATACTTGGACTGGAGGTACTGTAGACACAGAGCATTCTTTAATTGGAGGACAAGCTCTAAAATTAACATCTATTGCTGGAGCGCAAGCTACTGCTACTATTACAAAATCTTTAGACTTAACAGGTGGTGAATTTATTTCTGGATATTTTTATGTAGATGACCCAGAAAATTTTGCTTACGGAGAATATACTGTTGGAGAAAATTATATAAAATTTATAGAAACAGATGGGGTAGATGAATTTGTTGCTGAATTATATTTAGGAAATAGAACTCCCAGGGTTGGGTGGAATTATTTTTACATGCGAAAGTCTGTATTTAATATTATAGGGACTCCTAGTTGGGGTGATATTTCAAAGATAGAATTGAGCATCAAAGCAAAAGGAACAACTGATTTGAATGTTACCTTTGATGATTTTAGGAATAGAGATATTACATATAATGAGGTAAAATTAGAACTTACTACTACTTTGCTTGCAGGGGAGTATGTTGATTTTAATATTGCTACTGGAGCTATTACTAAAGAGGATGGTTCAGATTTATCCACATATTTGACTTCTGACAGCCAATGGTATTACGTGAGTCCAAAACAAAACTTATTCATATATGAATCAGATGGAGTAAGTCCTTTATCTACGGGAGTATTACCTAGGGTATATGCTGACCCTGTATCAGAAACCGACTTAACGGGTTACTGGCATTTTGATGATGCGGATACTGTAACTGCTATTGATTATGTAGGAAGTAACAATGGAGCTATTACGGGAGCTAATCCAGCTCAAGGAGCAGATCAATCTGGTTTGCTATTTAATGGTGCTAGTGGTGATGTTAAAGTAACTGATACGGCTATATTTCAAAATATATTTGATGGAGGCGGAAGTGTAAGTGGGTGGTTTAAACCTTTATCAGATGGCGAGAATAATGAGGGGCATATTATAACAAAAGGAGAATGGTCAATTTATATTGAAGATGAAGCTGCTGGGTTCGTGAGATTGAAATTTAAAAAGACCTTTTCAGGAACAGACGGAGAGTGGAGAACTACTCGAACAATTCCTGTAGGGGAAGTAATTACATTTATTTTGACTTATAACGATAGTGCTGTAGGTAATAACCCAATACTCTACTTAGGAGAGGAAGGAGCTGTTGAAGCTCTTGCAGAGGTTTCTACTCCTGTTGGGGTTAGAGTGTCTGATATTGGAAGTGACTTGTATTTTGGGAATAATTCTGCCAATACTCGTACTTTTGATGGAATGATAGATGAATTGAGAACTTATTCATCTATTGTAACTGCGGCTTATGCAGTTGATTTAGCTGGGCAGGTTTCTCTTAATAAATATATAGATCAAGTTTCTATTACTTGGAATGACGCAATTTTATAATGTATACAATTACTATATACAATAAGGATTTCTCTACTGCACACACTACTCTTTTTCATGGGCCTGATTTTTCTAATTTGCAGTATGATCTTCAATTAATGAAGCCAGGAGGGTTACAATTTAGAGTGCAGTTAAGAAACGCTAAAGCTACTCCAGATAATTTTCAGCTTTTTAATAAAGTAATTCTTAGTGAGGATGGGACTGATTTGATGATAACTTATATAGAGAATTTATCTATGGATACTAATACTATGGATATTACTTGTACTGGTATTCTAGGACTCTTTAAAAAGCGACTATATTCTGCTAATTTAGCAGGAGATTCTGCAACAGCTTTTGAGGCTATTTTAACAGCTACAAACGCAATAGATGATACTGGAATAACATTTGGAACGTCTGATGTTGTGGATACTATTACAGATGTTAAATTTAATAGAAGTACTATTCTCGCTGCTTGGTCAAAACTTGCTAATTTAGCGGGTTCAGAATTTATTATAAATGGGGATAAAACTTTAGATTTTTTACAAGAGATAGGTACAGACCAAAGTGCTTCTGTTGTTTTGAGATATAGAGTGACTCAGATTAATATGGCTACGCTTAATGAATTTTCAGTAGATGTTGAAGGGAAGGATATGACTAACAAAGTAGTAGGATTAGGTTCAGGAGGTATAACAGACGTACAACAAAGTGCGGCTAGTATAACTAAATATGGAGTATTAGAATCTTCAAAAAGTTTAATTCAAACAGATGATGCTACTGATTTAGCTACTGAAACTGCTAATTTTGTGGCTAATCATAAAGAAGAATTTTATGCTCCAAGTATTGTAGTAAACACTAGTAAAATTGATGCGAGTATTTTAGGAATAGGAGATACAGTTACAGTCGATTTAAATAATGGATTTATAGAAGTTAATGGAGCTTATAGAATTATTAAAAAAATGGTATCTGTCTCTAACAATTTAACAGAAGAAGTAAACTTAGAACTCATGGCCGTAGGGATAAATGTATTGCCTAATACACCCTTTGAAGATATAGTTAGTATCGAAGATAGAGTTAGTTTATTAGAATCTGAATTATAATATAGTATAGTTAATTTAACAGAAATCAATTATGTCAATTACATCATATTTATTAAATGGAAATGAGGCTAACAACAGTGCTAAAGAGGTTGGAGGCGGTTTTCAATTAATGGCTTCAGAAGGTGTTTTAAACACTTCGGGAACTAATCAAGATTTTGAAGTAACGGAAAGTGCAGTACCAGCAATGACTGTAGCAGTCGCAGATGGAGCGGTTCACGTACAGTATACGAAAGACGCAGAAACTTGGAAAGTTATTAATATCAGTGATGCAGTAGCTACTTTAAATATAACTGCTAATACTTCGGGTTCTAATAGGATAGACGCTGTTATTATTCACATGCTTCAAGATGCTCCTGATAATTTAAAGGATAACGTGGGAGAATTAGTAGTTATTCCTGGTTCAGGTATAACCGCTTTATTAGATGCGGATATTGATAATGCTATTGGAGATGCGAATTGGTATAGACTAGCTGATGTAACAGTTGCAAATGGAGCGGTTACTATATTAGATGCTAGTATAACTGATACGAGAGCTGGAATTGCTTTAGAAGGAATGGTAGACACGACAAACGATCAAACGGTTGGAGGAGTAAAAACATTTTCTTCTTTCCCTGTTACTCCTAGTACAGCCCCTACAACTAATTATCAGGCGGCAAATAAAAAATATGTTGATGATAATGTAGGTTCTGCTCCTGTGCAGGTTACATATACTGCTGAGGAAGCAATGGATATAGGTAAACCTGTTTCAGCTTCAAGTATTGCTGGACAGGCTTTAAATATGGTTAAAAATTCTTTAAATAATCCAGGAACAGTCGGAACTGTATCTGCAAATAATTGCGGTTTTACAGATGCTTGTAATATAGACGATAATGTTGCGGCAGTTATTTATACTAATAATACAGACAATAAAGTATATCTAGCAGGTGTTTCAGTAGACCCATATAAAGAGCCTACTATGGGAACCCCTGTAGAGGTACAAAGTGTTACAGCTAATCTCCTTAGAATATGTAAGGTTGGTACTAATAAAGTTGCGGTAATTTATCTTAGAAATGCTAACGCCACTTTATACTCAAGAATTGCTACCTTTGTAGGAACAGTTCCTACTCTTGGTGCGGAGTTAATCGTAAGTGCAATAGGAGGAATGGATACTGCTTACCATTATGCGGCAGATATTACGGCAATAGGTACAGACAGAATTGTGGTAGCTTGGAGAGATAATAATTTGGCAGATGCAGGAAGTATAGTAGCTTCTACATTAACTGGAACAACTATTGACGCGTATAGTGTTGTGCAAACTTTTGAAGCGGGTACTGTAAAATATGTATCTCTTTCAAAAAATAGTGCAACTGCTGGGGTAGTGTTTTATCAAGATGGAGGAGATTCTAATCATGGTAAAGGACATGCTTTTTCAATAGCAGGAACAGTTATTACATTAAATGGAACTCCTGTAGATTTTGAAACTAATGGAACTTGTCAATATATAGATTCTTCTTATATTGAGGATAATAATATTTTATTGACTTGGAATTATCTTACAGACGTTTTTGGAGCAATAGCTTCACTTTCAGGTTTGACTATTAGTTATGGAGCAGTGACTACTATTTATGATAGTGCTTCTACTCCTGCAAAGACTGTGAATGTGGTTATAGATACTACACATGCCTTTTTAGTCACTGAAGATGGTGGAACTAATAGTGGGCATTTATTTGATTTAACTTTAGATACTGCGGCTAATACAGTTACTAATGATGATAGATTAATTTATAACACTTTAAATAGTGGAGGTAATATTGAATATCCGTCTATAGCTAAATTAGGAGATCGTTCTCAGTTTATAGCTTTTTTCCAAGATGAGGATGATACTAATAAATTGAAGTGTGAGGCTTATCAGGTTTATGATAATTCTGACTCTTTAATTGGTTTTGCTTCCTCTACAGTAGTAGCTACTGATCCAATTGCTGTTAGAAGCAAAGGTGAAATGGATAATCAAACTGTCACATTAACCCCTGGTCTATCTGTATACGTACAAGGAGGCGGTGAGATGGGACACGCTGAAACAGATATTAGAGTAGGTGTAGCAAATGCTACTGATACTATTGATTTAGATATAGATAGAAAATTTTTAAACTTAGGTGTAGGTGATGGTTCAGATGGGCCTTTAGTAATAGCATCAGGAACTACTTATCTAAATTTAGGACAAGTATATAATTTCAGCTCTATAAGTCTTTCTGGTGGAGCTACTTTAGCTTTTACAGGAGATGAAGACGCTGCTTTAGTTAATTGTTTAGGGAATTGTACCTTAGCTGGAACTGTGGAACTTAGAAATTCAGTTACAGATCGTTTAGGTATTATAACACAAAGATTTAATTTAACTACTGGTGATGGCTTTAGCTTTACTGCTTCAGAAGGAGGAGTTGGTGGAGTTGGTGCTTTTGGAGGAGGGGCTGGTGGAGATGGTGATGCGGCTTCAGGTAGTCCTGGTACAGGAGGAGCTGGTGGAGCATTAAGTACTATTGGAGCAGACGGAGAAGGTGGAAACTCAACCGTTGGTGGAGGAGGAGGAGGCGGCGGAGGAGGAAACTTAGGAGTAGGTTCTGCTGGGTCAACTACTGCAAATGATAATGGAGGTAATGGGGGTACGCCTGGTAGTGGAAATGATGGCCCTGGAGGAGGGGGAGCTGGAGGAGCTATTAATAGTGGAAATGGGGGAACTGGTGCGGCGGGTGCAAGTACTGGGTCAGGAAATGGTTCTGGAGGGCAGGGAGGAGCAGGAGGAAATTCTGGTCCTGATGGAGGAAATGGAGGACTTGGTGGAACTGGGGGTAATAGTTCCGTTAATGCGCCCTCTATAGCTGGAGGACTTGCTGGA